ATTTTTTCGGATATTGAAAATGTTATTGTGGGAAGGGTTAAAGCTTTCAGCAAATCAAAAGAGAGCATTCCGCAAACTACTCAACGAACCAGAGTGGTTGACTGCGGAGTGGCTTAATGAACGGAAGCAGACGCTCGATAGCTTGGTAAAGATGGGTCTTGCTACACAAAATGGAGACAAATACAAGATTAAGTATAGGATTATTGGTTAAATGACAGACTTGCTGAAGCTGAAGTTAGAAAAAACTGGTAATGTAGTTGGTAAAGGCTGGCATGAATACAAATCAGATATGCCAGAAATTGACCATGTATTAGTCAAGTCTAGTGGTAGCGATTATCCATTAGCATTAGATATAATGATAATGCACGAACCCTTCAACGAGAAGGCAACAGTCTGTACTGCTCATATTACAGAAATGGGTGTAAACAAAATCAATATGATAAAAGTTATTAGGGAACACACAAGTTGGGGGTTAAAAGAAAGTAAGACTTTCGTAGAAACCTTACCTAAAAAGCTAACACCTGCGGATGGGGTATCACGTGAAATGCTAAAATCCCTAGTGTCTGCTGTGAACAATGCTGGTGGCAAAGCAGAAATGATTATAGGTCGGCATTGTGATAGTTGTGAATTGAGATTTCGCTGTTTTACAGAACGATGAAAAAACTCCTGTTCAATTGTGAGGGCAAGGAATACTATGCTAACGGACACGCTAATCATCGAATGAAAGTCAGAAAAATTACGTGTTCAGACATAGAAGCAGTGGTGGCACATCCTAGTAAGGTGGAAGAAAAAGGTTATGGAACACTGTTTGAAGGTTTGCGGGATACAAGATTGTTACGAGTTTATTGTAGAGAAAAACCAACAGGATATGTTGAGATATTAACTACTCATTGGAGAGGAAATGGAACTGGCAAAAGCAGAACATAGAAATGATTACACTTGGAAGGGGCTGACACTTGGTAAACTTCTTGCAATCCAAGCGGCTTTAACTGAAGCAGAGAAAGCGGGAACGCTTACGATTGTTGGGAACGATATTAAAATATTCCTAGACCATCAAGTGTTAGGTAAACAAGAACCTTTTGCATAATGGGAACAAAGTTACAAATTGGGCAAATTGTAAAAGCAAGGATGCGTTTGGTGGTCTCTCCTTACTTGTATAGTAAGAGTGAGGCGAATCATTTTGAGATACCAAAGGGAACGATAGGAGAAGTTGTAGATATTAAATGGAAGTCACAGAAAGGCAACAGATTTTTGGTGGACTTCTTGGGTTGTGGTAAGGGTTTTACACAGTTCTCCTTGCTTGCTCCTTGCATCATCTCTGAGATGTGTGATAAATGCACCTTTAAGTTTAGGTGTTTTACTAATAAAGTGAAATGGGGGAGAGTGTCTTGAGCATTAAGGATAAACTACAAGAACGATTACAAGGTAAATTAAGTAATGTAACATTCGAAAAGAACGTGGCAAGGGAGAACATAGTAGATGCTGTACCTGATTTAAGAGTATCAAGACCCAAAACATCAATAGAGGTATTTGAGTCCTTTAAGAGTATTAACCTCTTACCAGTATCTCCACTGTTGACTATGAAAGTTGGTGATAATGGAGAACGGCAAATAATTGATGGACAAACTAGAAAGATTGGTTTTCCCGATGCACAAAGCTTTTCTGCTTTAGTTATACCAGAAATGGATGAGGAACTCCAAATTTTCTTAAATTATATTTTGAACTCAAAACGTTCAAATCTATCTGATTATGAGCGATTAAAAGCTTGTGAGGCTTTATTTGAGAGATTTGGGTGGGAAGCTAAGGAAATTGCGGAGACATTAAAATTCTCGTTAAAAGATGTTGAAAGACATATTGACTTGATAAGCTTTCCCGATGAAGTAAAAGATATGTTAAGATGTGAAGAAATTAGCCAACGTAAAATTGAGGAAGCAATGGGTGATTTATATAAAAATAATCCCCATGTTGATGTATCAATAAAAGATGCAGTAGCGAAAACAATGGCGAACAAAGTTCACACAGAAAATCTTGGGCGTGATAGTATGCACGCTAAACATACACATGAAACACTTGACACAAATCTTGGTGTGATGCACAATGATTATACACCAGAGCAAATTGTAGAAAGCTCTTATTTGGATGGGGAACAATCTAACTTTATTTGTGAACACCCTTCTAAGGTAGATGCTGTAGAACAACTTTTTAACGAAAGAAGTCCGAAGAAATACATAGGATTGTGTGCCGAAGGTCCGATACTTTATGATGCTGAAGGCAATAAAGTTACACAGATGCTACTGAGGGCTTCAACTAAGATAGGTAAAGATAATGTTTTTGGTGTGGGTTACTTTGAAGGTGCAAAAATAGATGATGTAATCGCATATGACTTACCTCATTATCGTGGAAATATGTTCAAATGGTTGGATACGGCTATACCCGACCCCGATGTTGAATTTATTTTCATTGACTCTTTTGGTGGTATGGATTTCTGGTCTAAACCACTATTAGAGTTGCTGGCAGAAAAATACCCGAATGCAGAAATTGTAATTCTTGTCCAGAGTCGTTTCCATAATCGCAGGGGAGATATAGATAAGCTAGAGGAAGATTGTATTAAGTTTTGGGGTCTTGAAGTTCCTGACACATTAGAGGCATTTATTTCAAAGGCTACAACAAAACTTGGTCGTAGCATGGAAATATTTTGGACAGAGGAAAACGAAAGTGGACAACCTGTCAGCTTGGTAAGGATTAATTAATGTTCTGGATAGTATTTGGTACGGCAAGTTTCACAACTCTAATAGTCAGTTGGGCAATGATGCTATGGTGGGCAAAAAGCTCAGTGAAAGCAAGAGAAGCTATACGAAAAAATGGTTTTTGTCCTGAATGTGGAGCACCATTGCTATTTAAGCCAAAAAGGAAGAAGAAAGAAAAGATAGGGTTTCGCACAAGATGATAGAAACAGTGGCATGGGTTCTTCCAAGACCAAGTAAGTCAAAATATATTGGTAGCTTTCCTCTACATTTCGAGAGGAAACTTCTAAACTTGCTTGGAATGAATGAGCATGATTACAAAATACTTCATCCTTTTGGGGGCAAAGCGGAGTTCGGTATTCGGTGTGACATAAATCCTGATGTTGAACCCGATTATATTTGTGATGCACACAACCTACCATTTAGTGATAATGAGTTTGATTTGGTAGTGCTTGACCCACCTTATAGTGATGAACTGTCAGCAGGGCTATATGGGACTGGCAAATTAAAGTTTAAGACTTATACTGCGGAAGCGGTGAGAGTATGCAAACCAGGTGGCTACGTAGTAATGTACCATCGCTCCGCAACGCCAGGGATTGCTGGTACTAAGCTGGTTAAGCGAATACTAATAGAAACGAGGATATGGCATCAGGGAAGAATTGTCCATATTCATCAAAAGGGGATAGAATGAACTCTTTACTATATCACTGTAACGATTGTGATGGTCGGGAATTTATAATTGATGATGAAGAAGCATTAGTTCCCAAGACTTATCCACCCTACTGTCCTTATTGTGGCAAGAAGGATGGTGTGGAGTTTGTTGGAGAGCTATGAAACCAGAGTGTAAATTAACTGAGCAGAATGGCAATGTCTTCAATCTCGCTGGAATAGTTATCAGGACTCTAAAAAGGGTTGAACGGAGCGAGGAAAGATGTAGTGATTGCCACCATAAGTTCAAATGCTACACAGAACGGAACAGGACTTGCTATTTAGTAGAGGAATTTCAAACTCGATTACAAGACTGCGGAAGTTATGATGAGGCTCTACAGCTAATGATGGAATATGTGGAGGTTATCTAAATGCACATGGTAATTAAGGTTATCGTCTTTGCCGAAGATGAAGAAGAAGCACTGAGTGAAGCTCAATGTATCTTAGATAGCTTATGTGGAGAAAGTGAACCGTTTGACTACTACAACACTTTTGATGATGTGTATGCTACGGAGCGATGGGGAGAATTACCAAAAGTTATTAGAGTGTGTGCTGATTTGGGGTCAGAGAAGTGCGAGGAATGTAAGGAACGCTTCCGTTGTTATACTACACAGATGAACGGAATGCTAGAAGAAGCCATGCAACAGACAAAGCAGGAATTCTTTGAACATCTTGGTATGATAAAGAAATTTCTCACCACGCACGATGATGACCAACTCTTTGAAGATGGTGATTTTAAGTACCATTGTCATTCGGCTGGACAATATCAAGGTCCAAATGTCTGGCTTTATGACCAAGATGGTGAGGGTATTAGAGATAGTGAACACTTGAAAAATGTTCTCAGCAAATGGGCTTGCAATAATGGTGGACAACCAATTCCTGAGTTAGCAAATAAAAATACATACGTTATTCCAGCAGATGTCCATTACTAGCCATAAAAGGGGCTTGACATCTACACTGGCGTATGGTATAATGAAAGAAAGGGGTGAAATCCATGACCTGACGATGTATAAAATAGAATGTTTTATATTAGATTTTATGCTTTGGGGGAAAGTTCCTCAACGCTAGGTACAAATGGGTATTTATAAAAGTTGGATCAACGCCTTGAAGCAATGTGCTTCAATGCACCTTTATAATTTAGATTGTAATAAAATTACTAAACTTGAGAAAAGGTGGAGCGTGAAAAGAAAGTTTCCTTATTAAGTGATGAAAGTGCGGGGCTATGAATTGAGAATAGATAGAGTATGGGCAATGCCGAGCAGAAATACATTTACGATAAAACCGATTGCGGAGCTTCTTAAAGAAGAAGTAGGTGAAGGGTTATGGATTGACCCCTTTTGTGGTGAGAATAGCCCCGCACACATCACGAACGACTTGAAACCAGAGATTAAAGCAGATTTCAATGTTGATGCCATTGACTTCCTCAAAATGTTTGATGATGAGAGTGTTGATGGCGTTCTATATGACCCACCATATAGTGTTAGACAAGTAGCAGAATGCTACAAACACGTGGGTTATGTAGTAACACAAGAAACTACAAGAGCGAATTTCTGGTCTGATACAAAACGTGAGGTCGGGAGAATTACTAAAGTTGGGGGTAAAGTCATTTGTTGCGGATGGAACACAATGGGGATAGGAAAGACTCGTGGCTTTGAAATGCAAAGGATACTTCTAGTCCCTCATGGCGGACCTCACAACGATACGATTATAACGGTAGAGATAAAGGTAAGGAATGTTTGAGAAATTATTTAAGAACTTGTTTAATAGATGTGCTGTTTGCGGTAAAGTGGGCAGTCCAGATGACGGAACACTAATCATAGCACATGGTGTTTATATGTGCAGAGAGTGTTTAGGAGCAGAAACAAGCCAACCAAAGACCAAAACTGGTAAGTCAAAGCATGGTTGGAATGAACTTGTTTCTCCTAGAGACTTTGAGAGCTTTATCGGACAAGAACCTATAAAGTCAGAGTTGAACACTATATTAAGAGCGACTAAGAAACATGGAATTCCAGTTCAACACGTGCTCTTTAGTGGCAACTTTGGTTTAGGTAAAACAACGCTTGCTAACATTTTTGCAAGTATGGTTGGAAAATACAGCTACGTAACTGCTGTAAACATTCGGGATGAGCAGGATTTTCCCAAAACTCAGGTTGTTGTTGTAGATGAGGTACATACAATTCGGGATGAGGAATGGTTGCTGACAATTATGGACAAGGGTGAACAGACCATACTTGGAGCGACCACAACGGCTGGTACTTTGAGTGGACCTCTCCGTTCCAGATTTGTTTCTCTGGTCTTAGAACCTTATTCTGTTGAAGAATTGCAGAGAATGGTAGTTGGAGCGGCAAAGAATTTGAAGTACGATTGTCCTGATTATGTAAGTTACGAAGTAGCTCGTAGAGGAAAGACAGTAGCTCGTATAGCTCTATTTTTGTTCAAGAGAATATACGACAGGATAATATTGAGCGATACTCCTGTCACCCCTGAACTACTAAATGAATGGTTTGAGGGGATGCAAATTGATGCTGATGGGTTAGACAATGCAGATAGAGCATACATTGGTTGTCTTTCGGATAGACCGACTGGTATTCAGAATCTATCAGCAATGACTGGTATGGATAGAGTCACGATTGAGGAATCAGTAGAACCCTATCTCCTAACTCATGGATTTGTTAAGAGAACACCAAGAGGCAGAATTTTAGGAGATAGAGAAGTTATAGGAGTGTGGAAATAATGGGAGCAATATTAAATGTGTGTTGCATATACTTTGATAAAGAAAGTTATAACTGCAAATTCATGCCTAAGATATGGGGTATTTGGAGCAGGAAGTGTGTGCAAGTAGACAATCCATTTGAACCATGCCATCTACAGAAAGAATATCCTAACCCTATCACTAAAGAAATTTTACAAGCAAATGGAGTAATTCATTGACATTCTTTGTAGTGATGATTATAGCACTACTGATAGCAATATTTATTGTATTGGGAAGGAAATGACTCAGCCACAACATAAGATAGTCACTATAACATTGGAGGGCAATAGAGACTTCGATGGTTTTGACTGCCGAGGTCGGGTTAAAAGTCTCTGTGATGGTTGTAGGCTGAGATTTTTATGCCTATCAGAACGGGACAACATACAAATCTCAAGCGAGATTATCAAAGAACATAAAATAAAAGACCTGAAAAGTGTGGTGAATTATATGTTCGGTGAGGGCAGAATTCCTTACGAAATTAAAGAAAGTACACGCACCACTCCATCAGGTGACACGGAAACTAGACTTATAATGAGGGCAAAAGATGGAAGATAAAGAGATTTTAGAACGCTGTCATAAGGGGGAATGTATCTGCGATGGATGCGAGAGACGCTTCATATGTTGGACAACTAAGCGTGTTTTCAGTGACCCGACACACCAAGCACTGTATGAAGCATACATAGCAGAGGGGCTTCCACACGAAGAAGCACTTAAAGAAGTGGAGGAAGTGCTACAACGTGCAATAATGGAAGCGGCAATAAGAGAAGCATCAAAGCACCCAAAGAAACCAGACTTTGACAAAGTGGATATTTGGGAAGATAAGTGGAAGAAAGACGAGTGGAGAGACGTACCCAAATTTCCAGATTACGGTAAGTGGATAAAGTGGCAGAATGACCCTAACAGGATATATGATATTATGAAACTTCCTGTGGATGATGCCAAGAAAGAAATTAAAGACCTAACAAAATATTTTAGGAGCATGATAAGTGGAAAAAGCACCTAAAGGAAAATGTGAGGAATGTCCACTAATCCAAGCAATATTAGTTCCATCAGAGCTACACGATAAATCTAAGGTGTTGTTCTTGGCAGAAGCACCAGGTTATCACGAAGCAAAAGAGGGTAGACCCCTAGTTGGTGTGGCAGGTCAAGACTTTAATCGCATTATGACGGATTGTGGAGCAAAACGAGAGGACGGAAATTACATCAATGCTGTCACTTGTAGACCTACAAAAGTTGTGGATGGCAAAACCTATAATCGTACACCAACTGATGTGGAGATACGGTGCTGTAATGATAGATTATACTATGAGGTAGAGGCACTATCGCCTGTGGTCATTGTCTGCATGGGGAAGATACCCTATGTTGCTTTGGGTGGTAATTCAAAAGTTGCAATGAAAGATATTGTAGGAACTAGGTTTATTTGGCGACAAAAATACAGTGTAATTGTAACTTATCATCCAGCGGCAATTGCACATTCTGGTGGTACTGGAACTGAGCGAGGCAAAGTAATAAGGGATGAAATTGAGAAAGCGGTGAAGGAAGCATTGAGCATTAAGCACGCAGACAAACAGATGCGATTGCTCGATGCACCCATTGTGTTTGACCCTAAGCTTCAACCAATATTGGTTGATATGGAAAAGCAGAAGATAAATTGTAATCTGTGGTGGAAAGACCCAAGTAAGTGCGATAAATGCAAGCAAAAATTTTATTGCTTTAGATAAAATGGAACGAAAAACAATACTAATAAAAAATGATGTTTATGATGATAGACCTTTTTATATCAAAAAAGTAATCTGTCATAACCTAGAGCATCCAGAGCTTTGTGAGCAGTGCCGATTAAGGTTTAAGTGCTATAGTGTAAGGGCTAAGAATGAGAGTGTCTTAAATGCTAGTGACATTGAGGTTATGTTAAGTACAATATTGAACACAAATAAAGAGCACAAAAATTATCTGGAAGCACAGTTTATGATGGAAGAATATATGTTTGGGCATCAATTGGATTTGACAGATGCGGCTATGGTGAAGGTATGGATGAGCAACAGGTAGAACCGAGAACAATAAAAGTTCTTGGTGATGGTGAAGAAAGAAATAGAGAAATTGAGAGGTATCGTGACTTTATCTGCTTTGGCAGAAAGAATGTAGATGAAGTTTGTGGTAATTGTAAGCTACGCTTCGCTTGTTTTTCTACACGTGATGATATAGAAATACCAGTAAGAGAGTTCCGCAAGAGAAGCATTAAAGATGTAACTGTTAAGATGGTTGCAAATAAATATTCTGCTTTAAGATACAAATTCAGGAAAGCAAAGAATTGGCAGGATAGAGATAGAGTACAAATAGACTTTGAAAAGGTGGTGAGGAAAGATGACGTGTGAATATACTCCGCCGAAAGTGTTTGAGTTTAGTCCAGAGGCAAACAAACAAGTTGTGTATCTAAGTGGACCTCATGGCGTTGGTAAGTCTACTTTAATAGAGGACTTGAAAAGCTTTGACAGGAAAAGAATCGTAGAGCAAATTGCTCATATGGAAGGACTTACTGACAATGTTAGCCGTCAGATTTGGCGAAACGCTCTACATTGCATTGAACATAGGGAGAATTTGAACTACGTAATGAACCAACCACCAAACTCAGTGGTCATTGGAGATAGGTGTTTCTTAGACGACATAGCTTATGTTGATGCCTGTACTGAGCTTGGGTGGATAACACCAGAGCACAGAAAGGGAATTTTTGAGAATGCCGAATTTCAATATCAAATGTCAGGAACTCCAAAACCAGAGAACTTTATTATCTTACTTCCTCCGATGGAGTGGAACATCGAGAGAATTGAAGAAAGATGGCAAGAAGGAATCCCTGCAAAATGGTGTGAGAAAAACTTCCATTACTTAGGTATTGTCCGAAAGCAATTTGAGCATCTTGGTTGGGCTTATAGCGATAAGGCTATAGTTGTTGAGGAAACTAGCCGAGAAGGTAGAGTTAAGAGAGTAAAAAATTGGTTAAACGACCACAACTTAGAGGACTTTATCGTTGAGGGTAGAACCTATATTGAGGGTATAAGAAGTTCAGTCGGAAGTTAAATATGGCGGTGCGTAACAAATAAGTAAAGGGTGAAGATACCAGTAGATAGCAGAGGTAACGTTGCTGTGAAGTAGATGGGAAAATAGCCTCCCAGGTGTGATGTCTGGTCACTGCCACCAATAAAAATGAGTAACGGTTATTATAAAATATGTCCTAAATGTTGGAGAAAGTATGGAAGGCACTTTACTTGGTGTCTAGATTGCACTCCTAGAGCCAAACTAGACGAAAAGGGGAGGTTTCCATCTGACTCCTACAAAACACGATATGGCACAATCCGTTCGAGGGATAGGGTAAATCTACATTTCTGTTGTAGTAAGCAACTCCCTTTAGACAAGAGGTTGTCTATATGTGACAAATGTAGGACAAGATTTAAGTGTTTCACCGAGGCTGAAGATAATTAATGAAGTCATTATCTACAGGTATTGTAAGAAAAGTCGAACCTATTGGTATGAATGACCCAAGACGAGTAAGACCAATGGATGGCGAACGAATTGTGTTTCATGTAGTCAGTCGGCATTCCACATTTCATTATGACCAAGATTTCGGATGCAGACCAGTGATGAAAGAGCATTGCGACTCTTGCCCCTATAGGTTTGAATGTTTTACCATTAGAGAAAATCCTAATGGAGATGGTAGTGAGCTTATTCAGATAGAGTTCAAAGGTGAGACTCTTGGAAGTTTTCCGAATTATTGGCGTACACCAGAACCTACAGCAAATGAACTTGAAGCTTATCTTTGGGGGAGGTCTAATGGACGGCTTCAAATGAGAACTTCAAGAGGTGGTGGATGGAGATAAATTAAAGGAGGCTAAAAATGGGAACAAGGCATCTAATTTGTGTGGTAAAGGATGGGGATTATAAGGTTGCTCAATATGGGCAATGGGATGGTTACCCTAGTGGACAAGGTGTGGATATATTAAACTTCTTGGCAAGCATGGATAGAAAACTCTTTGAGTCCAAAGTAGACTTACTCTCATGGATAACTGATGATGAGCTTCAAGAGCAATGGAGAGAGTGTGGAGCTAACGATAACTCAGGTTTTGTTACAATGGAAGTAGCCGATAAGCACAATCTACTCTATCCAGAGAATAGTCGGGACACAGGGGCAAAGTTACTTGGGATTATACAGGATGCAGATAGACCTATTAAGCTAGTTAATCAAGTCAAGTTTGCTGGTGACTCTTTATTCTGTGAGTGGGCATATGTTATTGACCTTGATAAGAATGTACTCGAAGTCTACGAAGGTTTCAACAAAGAGCCTCATCAGGGTGAAAGGTTCAGTGATTTTGAGAGAGACAAAGAAGATAGCGAATATTATCCTGTGAAGCTTGCACAGACATTTGACCTAAACAACCTGCCATCTGTGGAAGATTTCTTATCAATACTTGAGCCTAATGAAGAAGAATGATAAGAAAAGTACAAGCACCGAACCGATGCCCTATATTCTGCAACAATAAGTGTAATACGTGTGTTAAACGTTACCTGTGTTACACTGTTGCTGAGGGTATTGTCTTAGATGTTACAATACCTGAATGGTATAAGATTACCAATGCACTAGAGTTTAAGAAAATAGCCGAAGATTAGGCTTGACATTGCTCATGGCATGTGTTATAATAAGGACAGAATGAAAGAAGATTTATACGTAGTAAGACTCTATGACGGTTTCGATAACGAATGGATTGATGTGTCCGAAGCTGTGTCTAAAGATGGGGCAGATAGGATATGGAATGAGAAAACGAAGAACGGAACTGAAAAGACAAAATTTGATGATATAGACTATTATAGAATATTTCCAGCAGATACCGTAATGTTTTTTTTCACAGGAGGGAAGGGAGAAACGTGGCAAAGATTAAAGCTTTTAGGTCACCGAACTACAACTTCATTTTTAACATGGAAGATGGTTTCTTTGCAAGGTGGGGTAAAACCCAAGAAGATGATCCCGAATATGCCCCATTTGGACCTGAAATTCTTGATATTGAAATAAGCACTATTTGTTCACGTGGTTGCCCTTGGTGTTACAAATCAAATGGTTATTACCAGGGTAAAAATATGTCATTTGAGACTTTCAAAATAATGTTCGATAAATTTCCTAAACACCTCACTCAGATTGCGTTTGGAATAGGGGACATTGATGCTAACCCTGACCTGTGGAAAATCATGGATTATTGTAGGGAAAATAAGGTTATTCCAAATATTACAATCAATGGTGAACGGATGACTGATGACCTCTATGACAGGTTAGCAAGAACCTGTGGAGCGATTGCGGTTAGTAAGTATGATAAAGACATCTGCTATAATGCAGTTAAGAGGCTATCAGATAGAGGTATGAAACAGGTAAATATACATGCTCTCCTTTCAAAAGAGACATATATGAATTGTTATAATACACTCCTTGACAAAGTAATTGACCCCCGTCTGACGGGATTGAGTGCAGTCGTGTTTCTGTGGTTAAAACCAAAAGGTGAGAAGAATAGTTTTCATCAACTCGATTCGATGAAAAGATTCCAAGACTTAATTGATACTGCTATGCAGACTGGTGGCAAGTTTGGTTTTGATAGCTGTACTGCACCCACTTTCCTAAGAGCAGTTGAAGGAAATCCAAACTTTGAGACATACAAAACTATGTCAGAACCTTGCGAGAGTACCCTATTCTCTTATTACATAAATGTAGATGGGGTAGGTTTTCCGTGTAGTTTTTCGGAAGGAACTCCCGAATACAGAGGAGTGGATGTGATTGGATGTGATGATTTCCTTCGAGACGTGTGGAACTCAGAGGAGAGTATAAAATTCCGCACTCGTGTAATGAGTAATAAAGACCACAACGGATGCAGAATGTGTCCAGTTTACAACTTAGGGTGGGGGAAGAAATAAGGACATAAGTAGTTCCTATTAAACATTTCCGTTATTACTACTCGTCCTTTGCAAAATAACGGCAGAAGCAGTTCCTATTTTATTTACAGTTAGTGAAATTATACTGCTCGCCGATTTGGAGAAAGAAATGGAAGCAACAATTAAATTATTTAGAGCATTACCTATTGAGAATAAGGTGGTATCAAAGTCAGTTAGCAAACGACTAAAGGCACAACATGCTGATGTGATAAAAAAGACTATTAAACATGGTTTCATCTTCACAGAAGATGTGTTTGCCAACTATTCTAACTATGATGAACTGATTGCACTGGTTACAAAAACAGTTGGTCTAACAGCAGAGCAGATGAATAGTTCTTTCCATAAGTCATGGAAGAAGGTGAAGGATGCCAGTATAGAACAGCTAGTCATAGAACAAATTATGCACTACTTTACCACATATGGTTTTGAAGCTCTTGGTATTGATAGCGACTTTGTTTATATTCCCGATGAAGCGTTAAATATCCCAAAGATAAAGTTAGACAAAATACAGCTTACCATAATTAAGGGATATACCAAAGATGAACTCAAGGAAAAGTTGCTTTCATTATTGGAGACTGGAATTGCTTTGGCTGAAGATACAATAGAAGCTGTCGTAGAGGTAGCAATGTATGTTGGTCTTAGCGATTTTGACAGAGTAAGGAATAAGGAAGTTAAAGCGGCATTATATGATTACTCAGGACTAATTCCAGAGAACCCAACCGAGTTCTTGAGGTATGCCATTTTCAAAGCAACAAGCACAACATTGCTGATAAAGAGTCCTGCCGTGATTGCGTCAATCAAGGATAGCAACAATTTGAATGTTACCAAGTTATTTGATGATTACGAAAAGAAATATGGTCTGGTAAGACTAGCAGAGATATTCTACAGGTTCAAACCATTGTTCTTGGCGTTCAGGACTAATGCTAGGATGAAAGTCTTAGTAAACAAGATAAGAAGGCTTGCTGTTAAATATCATAAACCAATGCCAATTGATGTTCTTAATAATGTTACAAGCATTATTGCAACTAATGGTTTTATCAGCGAGGCACGTCTTAATGAGGAACTTGCTAGAGTAAATGTGTTCAGAAAGATACGTCTAGCATACGCTTTGAAGTTCAGGACAAAAGATGTAGAGTCAATTCTATACAGAATAAGAAACGGTAAGGGATATGCTACTGCATTCAGCTTTAACAAACAAGCTGAAGCTGAAGAAGCATTAAAAATCGTACTAGACTCAATTGCCAATGACATTAGCAAGAATGTAAAGGGTAAGAAGATATACATTCCAGACACTATAAATTATAGTCTACCCGCAACCGAGAAGCAATTCACTGGTAATCTACCTTCTGGAAGTTATGTAGCAATACCTGATGATATGATTGCTGGTATACATTGGAATAATGTAAAAGGTCACAGAATTGACCTTGACTTATCTTTAATCTCACTAGGTGGTAAGTTAGGGTGGGATGCGTATTATCGTGACGAGGGTAGAAGTACGTTATTCTCAGGAGACGTAACTGATGCTCGAAACGGTGCGTCAGAGCTTTTCTATGTAAAGAAACAAGAAAAACAAGCTTACATTATGAACGTAAATTACTTTAACTTCGATAAGAATGTACCAGTACCATTCAAGATACTCGTGGCAAAGGAAGCAGTTAGGGATTTCAAGAAGAACTATACTGTAAATCCTAACAATGTATTGGTAACAAGCAACACTGTAATTGATGAGAAGCAGAAAGTGTTGGGGTTATTGATAGCATCAAAGAAAGAGAACAGATTCTACTTTGCTGAGGTAAATATTGGAAAGTCAATAACATCACGTGAGACAGATTTCACCAAGCATAGCAGACAATACCTAATAGATTACTATGAAAACACTATTGGACTGCGTGACGTTTTGGTTCAAGCTGGTGCAGAGCTTATCAGTGATAAGGCAAAAGCTGATATAGACTTATCTCCAGAAACTCTTGAAAAGGATACTATTTTAGGATTACTAAAATGAAAACAGCACTAGAATTTCCAACATATGTTGAGTGTCCAAGATGCGGCTCAAAGTATGACGAAACTGAGGTTGACATAACAAACATTGAGGAAAACATATTTGGGCAGGACACCGTGACCTTTGAGTGTCCAAGATGTGGTGCAACTGTTCAATCTTTGAGGTACGGATGAAGATACGAAACGGCTTTGTAAGTAACAGTAGCAGTTCATCTTTCATGGTATCTTTACGTAAGTTATCAATAGAACAATTGTGCAAGATACTAAACCACCAAATTTGGGGTGAAAAGATGGGAATGGAGTATGCTAAATCAGATGCTTGGAACATAGAGATAAGGAACGGTGTGCTCTACGGTGATACATTCATGGATAACTTTGATATGGAAGCATTCATGGAAAAACTTGGTGTCACAGGTGTTGTATGGGGGCAGTTCGGTCATGGTGCAGAGTACAATGATGAGGAAGTAGAACCCTGTGACGAAATGTGTGACAACTGTCAGTTAAGGTTTGTATGCTATACTAATAGATGGAACGAAAAGGGAGACGAGGTAATAGACGATGAAGAAGTTTGAAACCAGTTGTGATATGGGAAGCATCAAAATATTTAATGCTACAATGTCATGTTTCTTTGATAATGGTATTGGTGACGTACCAACGGTTGTCTACATTCAAGATGGCGAAGACCCAATACCTGCACTAAAGAAAGACCCAACAAGAGTAGAATTGTCACCATTTGCTCCACTTAGTGGCTCTGAGTTACATGCTAAAGGTAAAGCAGAATTCTTAGGTCATTTTACAGTAAAGAAGGAAGCTTATCTGGCTGATTATGATTGTTCAGACTACCCCCTGTACACGTTTGGTAAAGGTCGCTGGTTCGTTTATCGTTATGAAGATGCGGTTTTAATTATAGAGAAAGCAGATGAGGATTTGCACGCATGACTAAGATAAATATGAAAAGAAGTGAGGCTCTTGAATGGGTCAAACTTGGTATAGAAAGAGGAAACTATGAAGCCGCTCTTAGCATATTGAATGATTTGATAGAACAAGAGAAGAAACACGAAGAAGAACAGGAGGAAAAGAGTGAAGATTAGGTATGGTTTTGTAAGCAATAGTTCCAGTAGCTCCTTTGTTCTTGACAAAGATGGTATGACAGAGGCAATGCTAAAAGAGTTTCGTGTGGCAGTGCATGAAGCTGAAAAAGAAGATGGAAGTGGTGATACCTACATCTTTGAAAGTGAACGTCATTTTCATGGCAATCTAAGTATGCACGATGAGAAAGTATCAAACTTTCTCCGCAAGTACAATCTTAAAGCTGATATTTGCATGTAATGAAGATGATTTTTCACTTTCCCATTCTTCACAATACTTGTGAGTCTTGCCGTTACAGATTTCAATGTATGACAATGAAAATTCACAAAGAGTATGAGTTTGGGATTGGTGGTAGTGGATACAAGAAGATGCAAGAAATCGTACCTTTCAGATTTGGATTAAGGTGTTTCTCAATTGAACCACACAATAGAATTACAAATCTGAAACTTGAGCTATGTAATGATAAGGAAAGTATGGTAGTCGAGGCACATTGGGATTAAATGGAGGCAAAATGAAAACGAGAAAAGGGTTCGTAAGCAATTCAAGCTCAACGAGTTTTATCGTAGGTGTCGAGGACAATACTGAGATAGAGCTACACATTAAAGTTGACCTTGCGAGATACGGTGACGTTATTGACAACAAGGAAGAACTTGATGAGTATTTCCAAGACAGGTATTGGCAATATGATGAGGATGAGGAATACTGGAAAGAAGAATATGATAAGTGTATCGCCGTTCTTGAGGCGGGAAAGAAGCTAATTATAGGTGACTTCTCAGATGATGCGGGAGACGATTTATCAGGTTTCCTCTGCAATCATGGAATCCCCGAATCACCTGGCATTGAGATAATCCACTCAGAAGAAGGATATTAAATGAGAACAATCTCCGTTTGTGGCAAGCATAAGAATGACCACTATTGCGAGGAATGTAAACGGTTGTTAAGTATAATCCAAGAACATAATCCTTGTAATAAGTGTAATGCCCACACAAACGATGAGGTTTGTGGTTGGCATAATTCTTGTCCTGACCGAAGCAAGTATGAAACTTGGCGAATCGAGAATGGATATGACCCTGCATATGACCCTGACGTAGCAAAGGAACTACATGAGGCAGGTCTTATATGAAAAGTAGAAGTGGGTTTGTAAGTAATAGTTCTAGCACCAGCTTTGTCATTCTGGTTAAACCAGATAAGGCTCAGTCGGTAGAGTTTATTCTCAAACATCTAAAAGCATTTGGGGATAAACCAATTCTTACTGTGCCTGAACGTAAAAAGGAACTCAGAAAAGAGATAAGGGAAATTGATAAAGACCTTATCTACGTTGATGGTATATACGATAGAGTGAACAATATGCCAGAGCAGTCTTTCTCTGACCATGACTACTTGGTACTTACAGCTTCGTACAATAGATTGCGTAAGGATGCTATAAGGTGTATAAGAGAGTACCCAAATAGCTTTGATACTATGAGTAAAGAGGAATACCTAACTCGTATAGCTAGACTCAAGGAAGACTTACAGGAAGACCGAGCCGAAAACGAAAAGCAACTCAAACTCCTTGAGGGCAATGAGAAGTGGAGTATTATTTCCTTTGAGGAAGATGCGAATTGGGGACACTTACGTCATATGGTTGATGAACTTGTAGACAGGGGTGACGCAGTAGTTCTTATAAAGGAAACAACATGAAGATACGTGCTGGTTTTGTAAGTAATAGCTCTAGTTCTATGTTTGTAGTAGCATTCCCACATGAACCAAAGAGTGTTAAAGATGTGCGAGAAATGATGTTCAATGGTCATCAGTTCCTTGATAATCCATATGATGATGACAAAACAGAAACAAAGATAATTGCAAAGACAGTGTGGGATGATATAAAACCACAAAAACGGTGGAAGCACGCAACAATGCTAAAGAGGGTCGCAGAAGCAGTAAGGGGTGGTTGGAACGAAGGGCAACCAAGCTATGACGATTTTAGGATAACACCGCAACATGTTACAGAGATAGAATATGATGGCAAAGTTATAATCACGGCTAGACCTAGTGAACAAACTGATTGGAAAGCTTACCAAGAAGCTTGTGATAAACATGCACAAAAATTAGTGGACACCCTATTGGAAAAGTATACAGGTAAGTGCATATATGTGTTTAGCTATGGTGATAATGACGGTGATTATTTCTCTGTATTAGAACATGGGGGAATATTTAATAACCTGCCCCACAAACAAATAAGTTATCACTAGGAGAATAATGTATCCAAGTCTAGCAGATGTTGAGAAAGCGAGTCGTTGGCAACTTGCGGAATGGTATAGATTTCTACCATCCCCAAGAAACGATGAACAGAACAAAATTCTTGATAAAATAGTTGAGAAGTTTAACGCTTCTGGTGGCATGACACCAGAAATAAGTAAAAGCATTGGATGGAGGAACAAATGAAAATAAGAGTCGGTTTTGTCAGTAACAGTAGTTCTAGTAGCTTCGTTATGATAGGGACAAAGGTATCTGATGTGGACAAAGTTGCACTAGCGGAGAAGCTTCTAGCCAAGTATCCTAACATTGAGCTTCCAGATTACGTAAACAAAGAGGAAGATGCTGAGGATTGGGCGTGGGAAGTCCTGTACGCATTACATGACAACTGTCCATTTGAATATTATGGTGAAGAAGGATTATTTGGTTACTCAATCTACTCTGGTAGTAGCGAGGACTACGGACTAGAGGAATTTTCACTGTCTATCGAGGAAATCCAGAAAGCAGTTGAAGATACCAAAGCCATAATGGAAGAGCTAGGGATACCAGCTAACGAAATTAAACTAATAGGTGGACAAAGAGCCTGTTAAGGAGAGGAAATGAAAGTAAGAAAAGGTTTTGTATCTAATTCCAGTTCTACGAGCTTCTTAATCGTGGGTATTTCTGCTTGGGATAATGAAGCACGTGAAGATGACCCAATCGTTGCTGAACTGGCGAGAGCAGATGGTTGTAATGAGATGGGTGGATACGGTTATTCAGAGGGTAAAACTCTACTTTTTATCGGTGGTGAAGGTGGTTATGATTGTGAGGACGAGGATGAACCATATCTACCTGACTACGCTGGTCTTGATGCCGAAGCAGACCTGAAAGCTGGTAAGACAGTTCAGGAAATTGCTGATGAGTTTATTGCCAAAGCAAAAGCACTCGGATTTGACATACCAAGAGAACGAGTAACTTTGCACTATGGCGAATGTAGTGATGGAGGATAGAATGAAAGTAAGACTAGGATTTGTTAGCAATAGTAGTTCCTGTAGCTTCTGTATCTACGGCATTTGGGTTGACCATCCAGATGAAGAACTACGAGACAAAGCAGAGGAATTAAGACTATTCTGCCACCGTGACCAGTACGGTGATGGACTCTATATTGGTAGAGAGTGGTCAAGCATAGGGGATGAGGAAACTGGTAGAATGTTCAGGGAAGATACCGAGAAAAAGATAGAACAACTTCCAATAGAAGATAAACATTGTTCAACACATGAGGAAGGATGGTTTGACGGATGAAGATACGAAAAGGATTTATCAGCAACAGTAGCTCAACTTCTTTTATCTGTGATGCCTGTGGAGAAACTGTGTCTGGATGGGACGTAGGTTTGGAAGAAGCGGAAATGTATGAGTGTGAGAATGGTCATACTTTCTGTAAAGACCACGCCATTGATGGAGAAGAACTTGAGGAATACTTGAGCAACTTGGCAGAGAATGAGGAAGATGAGGATACTGAGGATTACTATGATGCAATCTACGCAATAAAGGCAAAGTATTGTCCATGTTGCACCTTTAATATGGTCAGTAATTATGACCTCATTGACTATCTCTTAAAGAAAGCAGGGATGGACAAGGAAGCTGTCGCAAAAGAAATGCAAGGAACGTTTGCAAATTTCGGTGCATTTCGAGAATATTTGAAAGGATAGAAAGATGGCAGAAGACAAAAAGGTTGTTATTAATGGTGGACCTGGCATCGGATTAGCGGGAATACTTACAATCATATTTGTCATTATGAAGTGTTTGGGGCATCTATCTTGGTCATGGTTATGGGTGTTTGCTCCGCTATGGATTAGTGCTGGTATAGGTATCGCAATCCTGATTGTTGTCGGGTTAGTTATACTTGGGGTTTATCTAGCCAATAAATAGGCTTGACTTACCAAATGGCATATGGTATAATGAGGTATCATGGGTAAGTTAGAATTTAAGTGGAATGGGGAAGAACTTATTGTAAAGCAATGTGACAAGATGAAAACTTCCCCACACGAATGCGAAACTTGCAACAGTCGGTTCGTGTGCTTTACTGTGCGTATCAAACCTGATGATACAAAGGTTTCGTCAAAAGATACTCCACGACTAAGTGACATCATGAAAGCAGTTGAAAGAATTGGTGCAGATTAGTAGTAACACAATGTTTATGTTTGCAGAGCTTGATTACGAATGTGCAATAAAAGATGAACAAAAGTGTGAAGTATGTGATGATAGGTTCAGATGTTGGACAAGTCGTGGTGTTAATCTACAGATATTACACTTCTCCATGACAAAAAACGTAAACAGTATGAGAGACGAATTTGAACTTGAGTCAGAGTTACCTAATTGTTTTCGTGCTGGTAATATGGTAGGAAGTAAGATTAGGGTGCATGTAGAACAGAACAATGTAATACAAGTATTAAATGGTATCGTTACTGCTCAGACCATAATGGCAGATAACGCTAACCAAATGAAAATAATATTGAAAGGTATGGGAGTAATTTTTTAGGAGAACAAAATGAAAGACAAGGCAATCTATTACGTGGATGGACAAACTACAGTTTGTTTGCTTCAAGAGGATGGTGATATTGTAGCAAGAGGAATCTCTGTATGCTCAAGACTGGACGAGTTTGACAAAGTAGAGGGAAGAACTCGTGCTAGAAATCGTGCTCTCGAAGCTAGAGGACGGCAGAGAGATTGTGGTGAGATTTTACTAGATGTGCCAAGAAGCACATGGTTTGATGTGGTTCATCTGTCTCTTGCACGTGACCGTTTTGGTGAGTATAAGGGGTATTATTATCCTACACTGACACCAACGGAGAGATTAGTTCTTGGATTAAAGAATGGAAATAATTCAAATTCTGCCTGAACTTTACAGATATAAAGACTGTAAATGCTCTGAATGTACCTTTCGTTTCGGTTGTTGGACTTCTCAGAGCACGTGTTGTCCTTTGAAAGCAGTTAGGGTGGTTGAGAAAACAATTGGAGACAACCATCTATTCATGCGATGCAAGGGGGCGGAGATTTCCATAAACAATAACTTGGGTAAATTTGACAATTCGCTTCTTGCAAAGATTGGACAACTTCTATTAGAGGAATGGTATGAGAGTCAGCAAAAAAGTTAAAAGGGCGATGGAGAAGGCTAAAAAGGAAGTCATAAAGAACGCCGAAAAACCGAAGAAGAAGAAAAAGAGGGTAATAAAAAAAGTTGATACTGCTACAGAAACAAGAAGTCCATCGGGCAAATGGATTAAGGATGAGTGGGGAAATCAGGGAGAAGTATTCTTTGATGGTTATAGATATTGGGGAGTATTCCTTGAACCAAGTAAAACACCAGGTGTAATGAATGCAGTATCAAGGTATTGGAGTCCTGAAAAATGGGAAGAACGAAAGAAACCACAGAATGCCGCACCGAAATCAGAGACTTTGGAGACAGAGCAACAATTGTCCTCTATACCGAAGACAACCTCATCTACCAAACACTCAAGGACAAAGCCCAAAAAGAAGTCCCCTACGAAGTCTGGAAAAATGCTGACCCAAGGAAAGCAAGTAAAGTGGCAGTAGACTTGTATTTCCCCAAGACCTCAATAAAAGCTGTAAAAGCGGTATTAGAACAGCTTCAAAAATCGGGTCAAAATGCCGTCAAATCGAAATCCTGCCAAAGAATGTTAAAGGCTATATAAAGTATCATGTTAGACCTTAACCAAGAAATATGGAGCGAGGAACGACTTCTTGAACTACTGAAAGTAGACAAGAGTGTGTTGTCTCGTCTTATAAGAGATGATGGGTTTCCTGTCATACGACTAGGAAATAGGCGTGCGTTCTTAGCTGAAAGTGTGCTCAAATGGATGAAAGAACGAGAGTCTATTGGTAAGTGGGAAGGTAGAGGCAGGAAAGCAAAAAATGTTTAATTGGAACATATGGGTGTTAGAGGAAGAAGTTATCAAACGAACATCTAAAGAGTATCTAAGCACCTTAAAGGTTTTGTATCCATTTTATGACGAATATATTGAGGAATTACAGAAGCACTTAATATTACCTGTGAAGGAGTAATAAGATGCCAACTGGAAAAGAAATGTGTGAAACGATTGTTAAAGCGTTGAAACTTGACAATCCCGATACACCAGTAACACCAGAAAGTATTTGGAATGCTTCGGAGACTGGTGAACTATCTCATGTATTCATCCTTTATGATTGGGCAAAGGAAAGGTTGGAGGAACAAAATGATTAAAGTTTATGTCTACTTCGTTAACGGCAACGTTGATGTTTATGAAGTAGAAAATGAATGGAAAGCTCGTGAACATGCGGAGAAGATATTCAACACTGGTTACAGGATGAGAGTGGGTAACCGCATGGAGTGGTTTGGTGCTCACTTCATAGATAAGATTTGTTGGGATGCTCCTAACGAAGATTATTTGTCTGCAAAGTATGAAGGTGGCACTCAGAAAAAGAAATGATGAAACTACCAACGAAAGTCAGGGCATATGGTTGGTATTGTCCACATTGCAAAGAGCACAAAAACATAGAACAGGTCAATGTGGTCAAGGTAACTAAAAACAGATACATGACTATGATATGTGCTGACTGCAACTTCGAGGTTGTGGACTGCTTCCTAGTAAAGACCGCCAATAAATCTTGCGATGACTGTCCAGATAGGTTTAGGTGCTTTACTAGGTCTGATGCTGTTATAGAAAAGATGTTACTAAATGTAAAGACACACGAAATCTCAAGTGTTCCTAATGTAGTAGACCCTAGAAACATTGAGGGTGTCAGGTCTTACACAGGCATCTATAATTATAGGTTAGAAGATGATGATAACTTTTGTGCATATCCAGAAAGAGAAGATTGTAACCATAGCTGGATGCGTCAGAACTATGATGGAGAACCTTATAAAAGGTGTCATTACATGAAGTACCACATTCAAGACAAAATATGGTATTGTTATTATGGAAAAAGTAAAAGGGGTGAAATATAATGGGTGACAGAGCAATGGCAGAAATAATTACAGAAGATGGTAGCTTGTATGTCTACTCTCATTGGGGTGGATTTGAGCTTCCAGACAATGCGAAACAAGCAATTATGGCGGCACAGGACAGGTGGGATGATGAGTCTTATGCTACTCGCATTATCGTAGACCAGTTGACAAAAGGTGGACGTGACCAAGAAACAGGTTATGGTCTGATGCTAAAACCTAATGCCGAGGATGAGTATAATAATGATAACCCATCCGTTATTATTGACTTGGTACAAAAACGATTATCTGTTTTCAGGGATGGTGACGAGGAACATATAAACTTCCTAGATATTGAGGGGTAAGATGAAATTAGAAAAATTTGATAGCACAAGTACCACAGGGAGAGTTCCTCTAGTACGTGGTGATAGCACCAATGGTGAAACATTTGTTGTTTCGGTTCTTTCCGATGGCACTGGAATTGTGATGGAATTCGAGGACGAAGAAGCCTATCTCTTAAAAATAGATGAACTAATCCTAGAACTGCTGAAAGGGAGAGAAAATGCAAAACGACTGGCAACTTAGAGGATTTCCTTTAATGAAGGATATTATCCCCGAAGGTACGTCTGGTAACTATGCAATTGAACATTATGATATTCCCGAAGATAAAGCACGACTCGCAATAACAATGGCTACATACAATCGTGATTATCTTGGTAGAGAAATATTTGCAGGTGAATTTTGCAAGTTGACATATAATGGTCATATAATAATGTCGGATTCTGGTGGAGAACGATACTCCAATACAGAGATTGTGAGAGAAGCACATGGCAATATGTTAATTGCTGGATTAGGACTCGGAATGGTTCTCTGTAGTATTCTTCCTAAACCAGAAGTAGAGAGTGTAACTGTAGTAGAAATATCACATGACGTTTGCAAACTTGTCCTTCCACATTTGACTAAGTATCTCGGTGACCACATAGTAAAGCTTAGAGTTGATGAAGATGATATTTACCAGTATACACCAGACCGTAAATACAACGTAATATACTTCGATATTTGGGGTGACTATTCTGGTGATGAATACGAGGAAACAAAGAAATTACACAGACGTTACCAGAAATATCTTGATAGGTCAGACCACCCCTATATGAATAGTTGGATGCGGTGGCACATGAAAGAACTCCATTTCGGCGACAGATATTAGGCTTGACTTATTTCTTGGCATATGGTATAATGTATAAGACAGTGGATAGTCCAGAGGAATTGAAAAAGGTCATTGAGTTCATTGACAAGATGAAAAAGTTCGTTGACCGTTATGGTGAGTGGTTACAGAACTATCCATCATTTATGAATCACCACGACCATTTAGATGTGTCTATGAACATGTTGTCAAAGACTGTCTGGTATATTGAACAACACGTGAACCAACACTTCCACTGTGATACATGCGGCAGAAGCTTCAAGTTTGTTGACATGAATAGGTATGTATTAAGATGTAGATGTGGTGGTGAATTGTGGTTGTGTACATACAGAGAACCATCAGATAGATGCGACACGTGTCCTGAGAGATTTAAGTGTCTTACAGACAGAGTTGATGAAAAATTGGTTAGTCATAATCTGCATGATTTGGAAGAAATGGATAATTATAAAGTAATAGCGGAGTATTAAATGAGTTTTTCAGAAGTAGATAAGAAATATGACAAAAAGAGCAAAGCATTTGAACTTTTGGACATTCTTGCAGAGGTTCAAAAGAATAAGTTTTCTACAGTAAGAGTTGCTAAGGTAAAATGTTGGGGGGCAGAGTTTATACAGCTACAGGTCTGGAAAGAAGAGAACGACAAGAAGTTTGCCGCAAAGGGTCAGAATATCATAATTAAACCAGAGGTCGCAAACCAAATAGGAAAGATTTTATTAGACGTATGATTTGTTATAAGGCTGTTGATAATGATTTGTTGTCTCTAGGGTTAAAGCGGTGTACTCCTATTCAATATCGTATAGGAGAGTGGGTATACCCTAGAGAAGAACCACAAGAAGGACAATATACGCCAGGTGGTCTGTGGGTCGGTAAGCATACTGCGTTTATTCGGTGGTTAGATAAGTATTTGGCTGAGAAGTATGACCGACCCATGCTTGTTTATTCTTGTGAAATCGGAGAGGTTCTTTGGGAGTCAGTGAACAGAATAAAAACTGACAGGGTAAAATTGTTGGAGCTAGTGTGTTGAGGTTACCTAAACTACAACTTGATATGATTAAAGATGATACTCAGATAAAGCTATATGATGGTATTATCACTGGTAGAATACGAAGTAGTGAACCTACTATTCAGGAAATACCAAGAGGTAGTTTTCGTGACTACATGATAGATAAAACCTCCCCCGAATGGAAGTTTGAGCAATGTAGGATAAAAGAGAGAAACGTTGATTTTAGATATTGTGGTAAGTGTGACCAAAGATTCCAATGCTGGACTGCTGGTAAACCACAACCAAAACTTATTTTTGAAGATACTCATATAGGGTTGCAGAGGTTACAGCAAGCTGTATCTGCACAAATGTTTACAATAGATGAAGCATCGGAAGCTTTTAAGAATTTAAGTGACGTATTAGTAAAGAGGTTAAATGAAACTTTGGAACAAAATATTCAAAGTCATTATGAGGTATCCAGAGAATCATGGTGAGTTGCTCAAGGATGGTGAAGAACCCCAAAAACCTGACTCTTTGGTATGTCCGAATTGTGGCAGTAATCAATGGTACGAAGGTCCGAGTGGTGGAATGTCAACAAACATAAAATGTGCTAATCCTGACTGTGGACTATGGTTCAATAGCACGCCATTTGGTTTAGATTTTATTGGCATAAAAGAGAATGTAGGAGAAGAAAAATTTATACGGTGGTATTGTCCAGAGTGTGATGATATTCGAGACTTTGCACTGGAATATGGGACTTACCCACATTGTCCATTTTGCAAGACACCACTTAAAGTATGCTGGTCACATAACATACCGCAAAAAATCTGTGACGCATGTCCTGAAAGGTTTAAGTGTTATACAACAAGAGGTAATTTTTAATGTTTGGTAAGAAAAAGAAAGAACCTGTTAAAGAACCTGTTGTTGTCACATCCGAACTTACACCTAATGAGTGTGACAGGGGTATTGAATGTGATAAATGTCCAGAAAGATTTAGATGTTGGACTGAGAGGACAACAAAGTACCAACCAGAAATATTAAAGTTGAAAGAGGAACTTACTCTAATAGAGGAAGAACTAACTATAGATAACCTAAAACCCCGAATTAACGCTCTCAATGATAGGAAAACTGCTATATATGATAGGTTGGATAGGTTGGATAAGATCAACACCATCGTTGGAACTCTAGGTAGTATGGAACAAGTAGACCCACCTGGAGGTTGGCATGCTGGAATGATTTCAAGTTGCTCAACTAGCGGTATAGTAGACAAAAAAGTAGGTCATGCACCTGATAGCTACCGTTTCATAGCAAGAGTACCAAAAAATGTTATTGACATACACAATAACTTAATCCAGAATTTTAGCGAAGGTAACATAGTAGTATGGTGTAATACTAAAGAAGTGTATAAAAAATGGAATGCTAAAAATTTTGAGGCTAAATTATTCCTTTTGTATAATAATCATTGGTATCATTTAGTCAGTTGGAATGGTGAAAAAGATGAACCACTATGATGTGGCAATAGTCGGAGCTGGACCTGCTGGTATGGCAGTAGCCAAAACTCTCGACCCAAGATTAAAGTTTATCTTGGTAGATAAAGGTTTGGGAATAAAAGAACGCACCTCAATCACCTCTGGTTTCGGAGGTGCAGGATTGTTCTCAGATGGTAAGCTTATAATGTCAGATGTGGTTGGTGGGAATATAAAGAACTACACTACCAAACCATATTATTATCTAGAACAAGCGGCTTATATGTTCGGTGTCACAGGAGCACCGTATACCAAGGTGTACTTGGATGATAAGAAACAGAAACTTGCTGACGAAGCGTCAAAGGTTGGATTAGAACTCATAGCTACTAACACCATCCATCTTGGAACGGATGGTTGCAAAACAGTAACAGAGAGAATCTATGAGGAACTAAAACCAGTATGTGAAATTTTGGTGGATAATCCAGTGTCCAACATACTGTATCCAACAGAGGATGAGGAATTTTATCTTGAGGCAAAGAAATTCCCTATCTACTGTAAATATTTGGTATTAGCTCCAGGTCGTGAAGGAGCTAAATGGCTAAGCGAAGTCTTAACAAATATGAACGTAAAGGTGAGTGGTAACAAAGTAGACTTAGGTTTGCGAATGGAAGTTCCAAATGCGGTTGCAAAGGAATTAGTGGAGTTTGCTCACGACTTCAAAGCACATTATCATACTAAAGCATTTGATGACTTGGTTAGAACTTTCTGCACCTGTCCTAGCGGGCAAGTGGTCAGAGAGCAGTTCGATGACCTGACGACATGCAATGGACACAGTTTTTCACAAGGTAGAACAGACTATACTAACTTTGCTATACTTGTTAGCATCCCGTTTGGTGACCCTATCAATCCAAATGAATATGGTAGGTCAATCGTTTCTTTGGCTAACAACATTGCAAAGGGTGGAGTGGTTGTTCAGAGATTGGGCGACTTGTTGGTTGGTAGACGGTCAACAGCGAGTAGGATAGCAAAAAGTGTAGTAAAACCAACACTAGACGCATTTCCTGGCGACTTGTCTTTGGTGCTACCATATAGATATTTAAGTGATATTGTTGAAATGATTGAAAAACTGGACAACATAGCACCTGGGATGATGGCAGGTGGTAATTTACTTTATGGTGTAGAAGCCAAATTCTACTCCAATGTGATAGAGTTAAAGAATATGGAGACATCTGTCCCCAATTTATTCTGTGCAGGTGATGGAAGTGGAGTTTCCAGAGGGATAGTCCAAGCAGTTGCAAGTGGCATCATTGCTGGTGATGCTATAAACAAAAAGGCTGGTGCTTAATGGTTAAGAAGAAGCCAACAGATAACAATATAAATACGAAAAAAATTGAGGATATGCTTAAAGCATTGGAAGCGGCAGGCATTCCTTGGCAACAAACTACAGTACCAAACAAGCAAAAGAATCCTCCAGTTTTTATTCCTACGGTGTGGACAGTTCCGCCCAAACAACCTGGATTCCCATATTCACCAGTTAGTGAGGATTGGGAAAAGCGGATGGAAGACCAGCAAACAGTGGCATTTATGCAGGAGTGTCGTGAACGTACTGCTGACATGAAGGATGATGAGAAGTGTGCAAGATGTAAACTTCGGTTCAGATGCTATACAGAAATCAAGGTTGAGAAGAAACGTAAGACTAAGACTAGGAAACCAAGAAAGTTAGGTACTCAACCAGTAAAAAGAATAAACACGGTGCTTTATAGTCAATCAATCACTCCACCAATCATGGATGGAAATACTGACTTTGACTGGATGAAGGTAATAAAAGATGTTGCGGAAAATACCAGACCCGATACTGAGAAAGAAGTCTAAACCAGTTAATACTAGCCTTGACTTAACTCATCTATTTGAGGAAATGTCACGTATCAGACAGGAGAACAACGGAGCAGGAATAGCCGCCCCACAACTTGGTGAGCTACTTCGTATAATCAACTTTGTGTATAAAGGTAGAGAAGTCACGGTAGTAAATCCTGTTATCAAACATAAAAAGGGTGCTGTGTTAATTGACGAGGGGTGTTTAAGCATTCCTGATTTTATCTACCAAGTAAAAAGACCAACATCTCTTACGTTGTTTGGTGAAGATACGCATGGTGAACCTGTGAAGTTTAAGTGCGATATTAACCATGCTTACATTGTGGAACATGAGGTAGACCACTTGAACGGAATACTGATTGATGTGAAGGGAAAGCTTGTTGGTACAAAAGAAGAAAGGAAGGTGGATAAATTAGCATGGAGTTAGCAATTTGTCATGATTGTGGAGCAAAAGAGGGTGAGTATCATAAATTAGGTTGTGATATGGAAAGGTGTCCATTTTGTGGGCATCAATTGATAAGTTGTGAGTGCTGTTACGAATTACTGGGGATTGATGTGTCAGTAGGAACTTGGGCATACGAGAATGGACTGACTGAGGAACAAGAAGAGAAGTTTTTTGAGTTGTGTGAACAGAAGGGCAGAATTCCTTGGGTTCAAATTCCAGTTCTATGTGCTCTATGCGGGGAAGTCTTTCCAGACATGTTTATTGTACCAGACGAAGAATGGCAGAAATTTGTAATACCAGAACTACAATATGAAGTTCTATGTCGTCATTGCTACGACAGACAAAAAGAGTTATTTCCTAATGGATGGCGAAACGCACAATCCCATCCAAGAGGTAGGTAAGTGAACAAATATGAATTTACAGGAAGTCTACCGATATGCACTAAAGCTGGTATACCTGTAGCAGATAGTTTTACTCGCATTGTACACGGTGGACGTGGTGCATATGTTGAATTTGATGATGTAAAGAATGTGTTTATACCAGATAAGGAACAGTGGAGGTTGAGGTCAGACAGAGCATTCTATGTTGAACATAGGACTTTTGATGGTGTAAAAGTATACCACCAGAAAAAACCTGTAGATTATGCTGATTATAAAGTAGGGAAGTGGTACATTTCACCACTATATTTAGATGATTTTGAGGTAGTAGGAAAATATGATAATAATGAACCCTAATTTCTTCGATTGGGAAGAATTGAAAATGCGTGGTAAGGTCATTGCAGAATCAGGATATTTTGACCCTCCACATCCAGAACACCTATCTTATTTTAGAGAAGGTAAGAAACTCGGTGACATTCTTGTTATTATCCTGAACACCGATGAGCAGTTACTACTAAAACGTAAAGGTACTGCACTGGAAGGTATAATAAGGTATCCATTTGAGGATAGAGCAATCATTGTGAACGAGTTCAAACCTGTTGACATTGTTGTTCGCTCAATAGATAAGGATGCTAGTATAGCAAAGACACTGAGGTTAATTAAACCTCACGTATTCGCAAAAGGTGGAGATAGGACAATTGATACTCTACCAAAAGCAGAGATAGATACAGCTAAAGAAGTAGGTTATGAGATAATTTGTAATGTGGGAAATCCCAAAGAACATTCTAGCTCATGGTACAAGTGGGAATAAGATGGACAAGCTACTAAACAAGATTGCAAAGAAGTTCAACAAGCAAGGCTACGAACTTTATGAAGTTGGTGGTCATGTTCGTGATGCCATTCTCGAAAGAGAATCTCACGATATTGACCTGGCAACTAACGCACGTCCAGATAAGATAAAGGAACTGCTGGACGAATTTGGTGCTATTTACACTATGGGTGCGGAGTTTGGTACTATTGGTCTTAATGTAGATGGTCAAACTATCGAGGTAACCACCTTTAGAAAGGAAGTTTACCCTGTTGAATCTCGTAAGCCATCTGTTATCTTTGGTGACAACCTAGAAGAAGACCTATCAAGACGAGATTTTACCATCAATGCAATAGCACGAAACCCACTGACTGGTGAGATATTTGACCCGTTTAAGGGTATAGAAGACATGAAGAAGAAGTTGATAAGAGTTGTAGGTGGAGACGAAAGATTTGACGAAGACCCACTAAGAATGCTTCGTGCAATCCGTTTTGCCTGTGAACTTGGTTTCTCACTTGACATAAGAATAGAGCATCCAGAAAGACTGGAAATCATTTCTAAGGAAAGAATTCGTGAAGAACTAAACAAGATTCTTCTATCAAGACGTGCCTCATATGGTTTCAGAAAGTTGTGTCAAACTGGTCTAATATACTATGTTGCACCAGAGTTCATGGATTTGAAGAACATAGTACAAGGTAAGAATCACATAAAGGATGCTTTCGAGCATTCACTACTGGTTCTACACAAGGGTACTAAGGTTGATGCTGGTGACAGAAACCTAATATTTCGTCTTGCCTGCATCTTCCATGACATCGGTAAGCCAGAAACTAAGATAGAAGATGATGACGGTGTTCACTTCTACTCACATCACAATGTGGGTGCAAGAAAGGCAAGAAAGATACTACGCAGACTTCGTTATGATAACGAAACTGTTAATGCCGTTTGCCACCTAATCAAGTACCACATGACTCCAATTGTTCTACAAAGAGAAATTCAAAACGGCAGAATAAAGAAGAGAATCATCATGCGACTGGTAAGAAAGGTCGGTGAAGATAACATTTACCTACTGTTGGATTTGGTGAAGTGTGACATTCGTTCTTCAAAGAACCCACGTTACAAGTTCGTTACTATACTAATGAGACTGGTAAATGAGTGCATGAAGGAACAACCAGATACTCTAACTTCACCTATTGATGGTAAGGAAATCATGGCAGAGTTTGAACTTGAACCAGGTAAGTTTGTGGGTGAGATTAAGAGACATTTGACTAACCTTGTTATTGATGGTAAGCTAGATAAGGATGACAGGGAAGGTGCATTTGCAGAAGCGAGGGATTACATATATGAGCGAAGAAAAGGAATTGGAGCAGTTTAAGCAGGAATTCACTCAGGGTTACATTGATGCCTACCTTGACAGACTGCTTGACCTACGTAATAAAATAAAAGCCGCCACCAGTTTTGGTGAAGTCCAAACGCTGATGGAAAGAGAACAAGAATTCTTGCACACCGAATTTGGTGTACCAAGGAGAGAAGATGCCACAGAGAAGAAAGAAGAACCCAATCCCACAGAGAAATAAGGTACAACCCCTCTCAAAACCACCGACCCCCCAAATACCAGAACAACCTGTGGTATCACCAGAGGAAGAAGAAGCTATATTAGCAAAAGCTAAAGGTGGGGTTAAGGGTAAGAAAGAGAAAAAAGATGAAGATACGAAAGCTGATATGCCCAAAGTGTGGGAATACAAAAGAATTTAGAGTTGATGTTCAGCTTCAGTACGTTTCGACATCTTTGACATTTAATGAGGATAATGAGGCAGAACTAGACACAGATTTCCCTAATGACGTGGACATCATGTGTCCAGTTTGTGGTGTTTGTGATACAGAGTTAGACTTGTCTATCACTGAACCTCATGTCCTCTGTCCTTCGTGCCTACACTATGTAGATGGGGATGTGACAGATGTATGTCCACATAGAGAAAGGAACTATCCCAAGTGCTTTATGTGGGCAGAGGAAGAAGCAGAGTTGGATTTATGAAATGTGAGGAATGTGAATATAGATTCTTGTGTTATACATTGGCAAATACGGAGAGACCACAAAGAGTTACAGTAAACTGGAAAATTACAGCAAGCTGTGGTAAATGTCAACATAGTAAATTTGGTACATCAACACAAGGAAGCAGGGTAATACAAAATCCTGCGGGATATTGTGAAAAGATGAATGCAATAGTACATAAAGAAAGTGCCATTTGTAACGAAGAAAACTATATGCCACGCAAAATTGCTAACATAGACAAGGTTTACAAAGAAATAAGAGAGGTACTCGGTACGAAGAATAGAAGGACTAAACTTCCTAAATACTGTGTAATAGAGGAGTAAGGAGATTTTGTTTTGGATATTTGTTATAATTATTTTTATAATGGCACTAATTTACGAATTATCGAGGAGCAGAAATGTTTAAATTAGAACCAGCAGATTTAATACTATGCGTAAATGACAGGACTGATTGGTTTAGCTCATTTAAGCGGTGGGGTTCTGGAAGATATGAGCACATATCAATGTACTTAGGTATGTTCCATGACATCCCAATGTTATATGAGAGCGATGGTCGTGGTGTAGTAATTCAAAATGTTGCACACCAGACGGGTAGACCAGTTGTTATCATGCGTCCTAAGTTAACGAAGGCACAAAAGAATAAGGTCATTAAGACAGCATTCAACATTGCAAGTGATGACAAGTCTTATTATGACTATTTCGGAATCGTCAAGTCCGCAATTCCTAGAATACTTAAAGAGAAATTCTCGTTTTTACCAATACCTTCTCAGTATGTCAGAGATGCGATGATGATTTGTTCAGAAGCTACAGCAGAACCATTTTGGAGAAATGAGATTATGGTTCTCCCACAAGATGTTATACCACTCCCTACAGATTACTTTACAAACCCAATCTTGGAGTATGCCTATGAGGGTAAACTGCTCGAAGATATTAGTGGCTAAATAGCCGTTCGACTCGGTTAGAATGCTCAGAATATGATTTTGAGCTTTCAATGTCTAATTTTAGGCATAAAAAAAGAAGCTCAGGGAATATTACTCCTGAGCTTACTTTCTGCCCGTAGCTATCGGGACTTCATCGGCAACTTTCAAAAATTTTTTTCAACATTTTTTGGTTGCGGAGGTAGGACTCGAACCTACAACCTGCTGATTCAAAGTCAGCCGTCCAAACCAATTTAGACTACTCCGCAATAGTAAGCAGACCCGTAAGCCGAATTCTGTTTTATGTGAACATTTGTCTTGACTCAATGTTACCATTGAATTCCTTGCCACCCACCCAAGACTATAGAGTGTAGCCCTCAGTCTTTGCTTGGTGTTGCACCAGATGGAGATTGCCCGTTTCACTCTCGTTAGAGTCAGGTGTTTGGGGAGCAGGTTGAAGATTCCCTTACTCTCCCTACCTAGACTACGCTTATCTTCCGAAGCCCTTTTCTAACAAGACTCGTCTCTGTTGCTCTAATCGTCAGATTACTCTGCCAGGGTGTTACCCTGCATCCTGCTCGTTGGTGTTCGGACTTTCCTCTCCGTAGAGCGTTCACTCAGTCTGCTTATGTTTTTTAGCATCTAACCTGCAAGCTCTCCTACAAACAGTTAAGCATATAGGAATACAAATACACAAGTCAATTGCTACATGTATTAGAATTTCAATTAATGAAATAGTAATCCCGAAAATTATAAATTCAATCATTTTCTTTTGGCGGAGGGTGCAGGATTCGAACCTGCGGGGCTGTTATACCCTTCTGTTTTCAAGACAGCTACAATAAACCGCTCTGCCAACCCTCCATTATTTAATTTTAAGAAGCTCTAAACTGGCTTCTTCAATTAATTTCGTGCGATATGGAGATTCTAGTTTAGTTATATATGGGTCATCAATTTGTACCACTTTTAATAGTAGCTTACTCAGAATCTCTCGTATCTGTTTCAGCTTTTGTTCTTTCTTCCCTGCCATAGTCATCCTCTAGTCTGACAACATCTTCAACTTCTGGTGTGGAGACTTCAATTATCCCCATATCACTGTCAGTTGCTTCTATACGATGTTTGGTGTAAGGTGGGATATGTTGAACATCACCTTCATTGAAAGGAATAACAGTTTTGTTAAGTACAATAATACCTTGACCACGAATCACTAACAGTGTTTCTTCCTTAACCTTATGGTATTGATAACTTAATCTACTACCCTTCTCGACAAAAATATACTTACCAACGTACTTATCTGTTTGAGCAAACCAAATCTCATAACCCCAAGGTTTCCTAACTTTCTGCATCTAACCTATTTCCTCTCCTAGCCTAATACGAAGTGGAATTACACCATATATCAAAATTGCATATTCAGGTAGTTGGTTCTTAATGTCTACAAATGATGCAATTACATAATAATCATCGTTATCAAAGCAATGAATATACTCTTTAGAATTCAACCAATCAGATAACTTCTGACGTTCTAAAGCAGTTAAGCAAGTTTTAGCAACTAAATATGTACTTATGTCCATGAGCCGCCGAGAGGAATCGAACCCCCATCCTACCGCTTACAAGGCGATTGCTCAACCAGTACGAGCTACGGCGGCATATCTTTCACGTCTCCATGCTCTACCATTTCCTTTGTTCTTACTCTTATATGTCGGGGTTTGTGAGTCACAGTTAGAGCATATTAAACGTAAGTTTCCAAGTAACCAATTGTCAGCGTTACCGTCTATATGGTCAAGAATAAGCACTATGGGTTCATTTAGCCACTCAGATAACCCACAAATCTCACATCTATGACCTCTGGTTTCTATCAAGTACCATTTTTCTCTGCCTGATATTAACCTGTTAGACCTTTCAATCTCTTGTCTACGTAGACTACGTTGGTAATCCATCTGACATCTAAGACTACAATACTTTAAATTATGGTGCTCCGCACCACAATGTATACATTTCTTTTTACGATACCTGCTCATGAGCCACTGGTAAGACTTGAACTTACTTCCGTTGTTTACGAAACAACTGCACTACCTATATGCTACAGTGGCTAATCAAAATATTCTTGCCTTCCACAAATCCTGTGCATGTGTTTAACTTGCTGTCTAACCCAACGTCTAATCTTCATGTATCTATGATGAGAAGCTTTATAATGTTTTCGCACTTCTTTGTTTTTTAGAGCTTCTTTTTTAAACTCACGGAAGTCTGTCATCTTCAGTTATACAACCACTTTCCCAAGTTCCATCAGGATGAATAAGGATAAAAATATCTTCATCACCCAACGTAATTTGTATACCACCTTCAGATGTTGGAGCGATGAATAGACCTTCAGTGAAGAATTTTGCCATCATTGTTGCTTTCTTGGTAATTGGTAATCCACCATAGCTGTCCCAATCATGCTCTAGTTCTAGAAAACTATCTATCTTCTTTGCTAGTTCTTTTCTCCAAGGCATTTCTATAAACCATCCCTATGTTTTTGCCATGCTTTGGTATTCTACTCTTTCGAGATTCCAGTTTTCGTTCTCTATTAGTTTGTTCGTATTCACCATCCATTTGTAAAACACCTAAAACGCCAATGACACTTCTCACAATCTTTAACGTCTATTTCTGGTGGTAATCTACCTACGTGCCGAACAATGTTGATACAACTTTTGGTAGGAGTACCACAAGTAGGACAATAATGCCTAGTCGCCGCACCGTGTCCTACAACTCTAGTCTCACTGCCATTTGCGTACACTTTTTGACACTCAAAGCAGTAATATTTCATGGTCAGGGTGGCTGGATTCGAACCAGCGACCTCCTGAGTCCAGGTCAGGTAGTCTGTCCACTGACGTACACCCTGATAGGGGAAGCAAATGGCTTGGTATCACTTCCCACTTATTCTTTATACGTTTGGTTGAAACTCGTAGTTTCAATACTCAACACCAGTTCCAAGCAACTAAGTGTATGTCGGAATGAAAGGATTTGAACCTTCGACCCCATGCTCCCAAAGCATGTGCTCTAGCCTGACTGAGCTACACTCCGATGTCAATTACAACAGGTTTATTTACATTTTGGTAGTATTCATTAAGGACAGAAGCATTAACAAATGTTGTCTTACCAATTCTTTTCTGCCCCGCTCCTTCGTGAATATGTCCGAAAACATGCACTTTAGGTTCAATCATGCTTGACCGCTCAAGTAAAGACTTTGAACCAAGATGACTGCCACTTATACTGTAATCAAGGATTCCTTTTGGTGGACTATGCGTGATAAGAACATCAACCTTATCTGGAATACATTTCCAAATATCTGCTAGTCTTTCTTCAGACCTCATAAATGCCCAACCACCAAACCTTGATGTGTAAGGAGATGCCCAAAATATAAGACCATCAATTATAACAGCTTCGCTTATTAACATCGTAGCATTTATTATGATGTTCCTGTCACTCTCAAGGTAGAAATCGTGATTACCTGGTGTGAATAAAATATGTCTAAATTTTAAAGTACCAAGCCACGCATCAAATCTTTCAACTTCTTCTCTAGTCCCGTTGGACGTGGCATCACCTGCATGGATTAAAATATCACCATCGGGAAGTTCAGGAGTACGATTATGCGTGTCTGCTATTAAAACAATCCTCATATTATTTTGGTGGAGGTTACGAGACTCGAACTCGTCTTTTCTCATTGCAAGTGAGAGGTTCTCCCACTGAACTAAACCCCCATTCTATACGAATTAGCTATTGAGCTTCACCCGTTATCCAACCTCGTCTACATATTTTCTGTTGTGGGTAATTCTTGCTTGTGTCATACTTGGTATTCTTTTTTCATCACCAGCCCTGTGTGTCCAACACCAAAATCTATTCTGGCAATCTTTACACTGTTCTTTAACCTTGACCCTTCCATTCAGCAAAGCCCACCAACAAGTGGTGAGTTTAGTTCCACATACAGGACAACTAAGATTAAAGTCTGGTAATAACAACACGTCACAAACAGTACAGTATAATCGTTTTGGTTGTATTAGCTTTTCCATTCCTATATGCCAACAAGTTGTCATGGTGGGTTAGATAGGATTTGAACCTACTTAGTCCGAAGACGCCAGTTTTACAGACTGGTGCGACTCCCCATCTTCGCCGCTAACCCATAAATAGGTAACGTTCCTGTAGGCATTTCTACCCACAGGATACATTCCTGGTGCCGACTAGAGGAGTCGAACCTCTTACACCTGGTGCTTCACGCCAGTGCTCTACCACATGAGCTTAGTCGGCATAAATCTGAGCGTTGGGCAGACTGTCTACCTTCCACAGAGCCTAGATTACTAGCATGGAGGCTAAACTCCTAATCCAATAACTCTGGTTAGATTTTCCCCGACCTGCCACATCCTGCGGGCTAGTTAGACAATACCTGCTTACTAACTCAGATGTCCCGATTTAGGAAAATTTCTTCAGGAGTTTCTCCAAACGTGCTACTTCACCATTGGTTGTTCCAGCATTAGCTTTTGAAACGTTGATAGCTTGCTCGTTCTTCCTCTTGGTAGCTTCCCTCTCAGCTTTCAAGCGTGCGATACCCTGCTTCGTTTCCTCATCATTGCGAGCATCCTCGGTCTTGATTTTAGCGATTTGTCTCTCAGATGCAATAACATCTTTGTTGAGAGCCGCTATAGCCTCTTGACCTTCGGGTACTACGGTAAGAGGTAAATCCACAATCGCACACACACCCTTGATTGTCCGTACATCGGACTTTTTGAAGCCTACCTCAGCTTCATAGCGTTCGAGTTCCCTTAACCCAAATTTCTCAGCAGTCATTTCCGTTCCTTTCCTTTATTTAGAATTTTTCATTCTACCTATATTATACCATATGCCAAGTGAGATGTCAAGCCCTTTCTACGGCTTGTGTCGGTGGAGAGATTTGAACTCTCATGCCCTTTTGAGCACTGGATTTTAAGTCCAGCGTGTATGCCATTCCACCACACCGACTAATCTAACCACCCTTTTAACCATCTTAGTTTTCGGTGATTCCAACATATTTCTTCACACTGTGAATCTGCGTTTAAGTGCTGTCTAACCTCCTGCATCGGTAGATAACCCCAATGTCTTCTAGGATTACCGCACATATAACAAGAACATGGAACTTTTGTTTTACGGTAGATTCCTAATGTTCTTTCTAGCTCATCTTTTGTCCACCAAGAACGATAACGCCTACCTGATTGATTCTTATTTCGTGGGGAAAACCCCTCATACCTTTTAAAGACCTTTTCGGCTTTACGCCGAGCAACAGCCAATCTAGTTCCAAGCATACACATCTCCTAGTTATCATGTAATCGCATCCTTGCCTCTAGTTCTCTTGGAGACTCCACATCAATATCATAGACCCAATCTATGCCATATAGATAAAGCACTGAATGTTCTATGACCCAAGTAGAATATTCTGTTTGCTCAATCATGGCAGGAGCAGTAGGATTCGAACCCACATTTCCTCGTTTTGGAGACGAGTGTTTTAATCCTGTTAAACTATACTCCCAATAAACAATCAACCAGTTCATCTGCTGTCATGTAATATTTTGCTTCTAGCGTATTTTTGTTAGTAGAGATACCAAATCCAGCCGCTGAAATCATTTCTTTGTCGTTTATCTTGTCACCTATTGCTACAACATCATTTCTGTCTATATCTAGGTACATAGCAATAGCTTTTACACCTACACCTTTGGATATGGACTTCTTTTGAATGTCAAACGCTTCGCCGTTCCACATAACTTTTAAGTCACCATCAGTGTCATACTTACGGACAATCTCATAAACTTCTGGAATTTCTCTATCAGCATGTGCTGTCAAGATGAACTGTTTAGGTTCAAAACCTTTAATGTCTAGTTTAGATATTCCCCTTCGTATGTCATATATTTTATCAAAATACGCATCATCATAAGTAATGTGCTGAATTACCCTGCCGTCCACAAGGGACAAGTTCCCATTTTCAGCCTGTAATATTACTCCACCACCTAGAACCTTTGAATACATTCCTTGAAGGTAAATAAGACTTCTTCCAGAGGATACACAAATTCGTATCTTTTTCTTTAATCTATTAACCTTCTCTGCAAAGGAATCAGTTATAAGATTAGTTTTTACTACAACCTTATGATAGTCTTCTTCGGTTGTCTCTAGGATTTCTGTACCTACTGGAACGGACACACCATCCGAATCAAGAATCAACAATTTAATATTACTGAACAATCATAACTCCTTGTTTTTTAGTTGGTGTCCGAAGCAGGATTTGAACCTGCACCCCTGTTACGGGAATAGGGTTTGAGCCTATCGTGTCTACCGTGTTCCACCATTCGGACTTACATCTCAAAATTTTCGAAGTCTTTAACTCTGAAGCTGAAGAAATCACCTTTCTTTACTTCTTGGTCATCTTCTATTCTAGTCCACCCTGAACTATGAAAATTAACCACCCAAAATAAATCCACAAACTCTGGTTTTAATATCTTTTGTTTTAGTTCTAGTGCTGTCAAATTACTTCTCCATTAAACAATCGCCATCTGTGTTATAAAGGTCATTTACAAATTCACAATCATCAACTCCACATCGTTCACAAGTAATGTAGTGATGACATATAGGACATTCCTCACCACGTGGTCGTGCTACTAATACCATATTACTTGGGTCTGCTCTGTAGCATACTGGACATAGAAAGTCATGGTTACCTATAATACGCTTCAGTCTGGCATGTACCATCAATAGGTCTAGTTGTGGAAATCCTCTTAAAGTTAAAGTATCACCCACTTTCTTGTTCGTATAACAGATGTATCGGATTGGACAATCATCACATTGTTCATTACATCTGTATCGGTAGATGATGTCACCTTGGTCTACCACTATATCCATACTACTATAATAGCACAAGCCTCATTAAAAGTCAAGCCTCGGATAACCTTCGCCACATACAATATGTAGGTGCTAATATTGGCATTGCTGGTTTATCACAATACTTTTTTCCATCGAGTTCTTTCTTGAATGGACAGTCTTCTTTGTTATGGCAGGGTATTAACATCCAAATCTCCCGCAGTCATAAACTACAATTGTTTCCCCATCCGATTCATAGAAGCAATTGGAACAGTGTGTTCCACCGCAAGCGTTACAGTGCCAAGAATAATCCGCAAATTCAAAAGTTGCTATCTCATCTTGTTCGTAATGTATCTTACCTGATTTAGCACAGAGGATACGCTTACCCTTTTGCACTTTATAACCATAGACGTTATTCATGGAGCGAGTGGCGGGAATCGAACCCGCTACCTTCTGGATGGCAACCAGACGTTCAACCTCGTGAACTTCACCCGCATTTTACTTTTCGTGGGGATGAAAATGTACCATAAGCGGGACTACCATTAACTACAGCATAACTTAGGACTATTAGTTCATCACCAATTTCCACAAGAAGTGATGCCGCACCATTGACACAAACCTCTTTCTCGTCACCTTTTATTGCATAGGTCACAAATCGCTTACCGTTGGTAACGTTAAGAACATGAACCTGCTCATATTCCAAAATATCTGCTTCGTGCATCCATTTGGGGTCAAGTGTTATGCTACCATCACACCTAGAGTCTGCATCAGTAACTTGTAAACCGTATAGTTTACTTTTAAGCATTACTCGCATAAATCTCTCCTTGTTTCATATAGTTTTTTGATTGCAGAACTAACCTCAGCTTTAGTACCAAGTATAGTTCCAGTTGTGTAGCAATAAAATCTGTGTCTACAGTTATCACATTTGCTGTGGCAACCATCGCATATAAGGATTGTGGCGGTATTACCAAAAGCTGAATCGTGCATCACTATAGGTCTATCCATATGGGGTGACTGACGGGATTCGAACCCGTGTTACCTGGGTCACAACCAAGCATCCTTCCATTGAATGACAGCCACCATATTAAACTAAAGGTTTTACATTTTCAGTACCTAAAATCTTCATACCTATTAACTTATGTCTTTTACTTCCTTTAACATAAATCTTACTGCCTGTAACACCTGCTAAAAATCTTGAGGGGCTTTTATAAGTCTTTATTTTTGACCAATCAACCTCTACGATTTCTATTCGTGACGCTGTGAAACACTTAAATCGTATTGCACACACATCACAACCACTACCATCACAAACAAACATATCGTTACCAGACGGTTTATTTATTAGCTTAATGAACCTGTTCACGTCTTGATAACTCCTTAGCTAAATCAATGCCACTCCAAGAATGTACCACTATAGATGTCCAACATCTAAACCTGAGCCAGCAAGTATCACAATCCCTCGGTGTTTTGTCACAAATAATCTTGTCAGGTAGGATTCTAGGAGTAGAACGGTATATTTCTACGTCTCTTTTGTTCCTTTCTAACTTTTCTGAACTAATCATTTTGGCTCTCCTGTCAGGGTTCGAACCTGAGTCCGTTGGTTCAGAGCCAACTGTGCTACCACTACACTACAGGAGATTACTTATATAAATGTTTATAATATTTCCAATTCCTATTCCATCCCAAGTCGTGGCAAGTCTTTGGTGATAAGAAACCTAGTTCTTCTGCCCTGTATCTAGCTGACTTGTAATGCCCGAAGATGTATCTGATACCTCTTTTATCACCAAGTAGACCAGAATCAAAACTACTTTTCCACTGGTTATTAACACCAAATCTTTTAGTATTCAACAATAAGTGTACTATGAGCTTCCAGTTTTTACAGATAAAGATAATCCCGTGTATGTTCATAATAAACCAAGCAACTTGTCTAGCGAAAGCGGGTAGTAATCAAGCATCTCAGCACTTACGTTAATCGTTCTTCTTTCCTTGTTGACTAGAGGGTATAGTTCTGGATAATTGTTATGATGATGCCCATGAATCATCCAACCATCCCACTTGGGTTTATCATAGTCAGGAGAATGTATTAATAAGAACCTTACTCCACCCAACTCTACTATGTGCCATCTGTGAACTGGTGTGATTCCTCTAATACTTTCTTTCCTGTCATGATTACCCTTGATAAGAACTTTCTTACCATTTAGTTTTTGCCACCACCAACTACCATCCCTACTTCCTCTGCCATACGCAATGTCACCCAAGTAATAAACCGTATCTTCTACGGTCACCGTCTCGTTCCAACGTTTAACAAGAGTCTCATTCATTTCCTCAACAGAACTGAACGGTCTATTGCAATACTTGATGATGTTTGTATGGTCTAGGTGTAAATCACCAATTAAGTATATCATGGTTGCGGGGGTGAGAATCGAACTCACGTAGACCTGCTTATGAGACAAGTCGGGTAACCAACAACCTCCCCACTGTTTAATGATTCTTGAAGAAACAATCTTCTTCACACGGCGTACCATCAGGTAGTGTCCAAGGTGGAACTCTACTCCCACATCCTCTGCACTTGTCAGGTACGTTTCCAATATGGTCAAGGATAAAATCTAATATTTTATCTACTATTTTCATGGTAGCGATAGAGGGAATCGAACCCTCGTTGCTAGGTTGAAAGCCTAGTTGCCTGCCATTAGCAGATACCGCCAATATAGATTGCTCTGTAGTCTCCGCACCGCAAAATTACGTTGTCTTCCTTCCACCTATCATTCAATAATATTATAAGAAGGTCACCAATTATTATACGATTGTTATTTACCATTGACTTAGGAGCACTACGCTTTTTCATTTTGGCTCTGGTGGTTGGACTCGAACCAACATATTTACGGTTAACAGCCGTTCCTATTACCGATTATAGTACACCAGAATCGAAACCGAAATCATCTGGATAAGCAGAATAAATTGCGTCTGCCTCACCATTTACCACATCCACAATAACTGTTCTTTCAAAAACTCTCGTACTAGCACATACAAACTTGAAGTCACAGTGACGGCATTTAGGTTTGAAACCAAAATTATCACTTTTACCCATCCTGCAAAGCTTAGTACGGTGATTGAGTGAATGACAAGCGGATGGGTCTTTTACTTTCCCCTTAACAAATCTAAAGATAGTGATTGTTTTACATTCACGACAAATACCCAAATAAACCCTTTTGTTCATGGAGGCACTGGTCGGAATCGAACCGACTTAAAATCGCTTTGCAGGCGACCGCCTTATCCAATTAGCTACAGTGCCTTATAATCTTGTTACCAGATTAAACGCTCTGATATAGAATTCCTCATCTGGTATTTCCCAATAATTTTTATACCTCAAATCAGCTAACATCTCGGACGGTAATTCTCGTAGTTTCTCATCTATATCTATACACCACAAATCAAGTCCTTCACTCGTAGTATAACAAGTAAATCTAAAAGGACACCCATCACATCTTGTATGACAAGGGAACTTTACTACTAATTCTTGTTCAGCATTTTTAATAGTAACTATCTTTTTCATGCACTGCCAGTCCCACGAGGTCCATTACCACCTTTAGATGCTAACCAAAGTAGGAAAGCAATAAACAACATAACCCAAACAAATGCCCAAAACATTGTCATAGCTATAAATTCTAACATGAAGTCTTTACCTCTCATAGTAAGACCTCACCGTTCCTCACTTGGCGGTCTATACGGGTTTCGATCCCGTCCCTCATCCTTGACAGGGATGTATGCTCACCATTAACACCTATAGACCTCTACCTGTTCCTGTAACGTATAGAATATTTGGGAACTTTACCCATGAACGTTCTATACCAATTCTCTCGTCATCTTCCTCTACTATTGCTCCTAGCTTAAACCCATCACCGAAATTCTCTCTATAACTTCTGCTCCAATAACCAGTATCAGCTACTTGCTTGTAGAGTCCCAATCTTAAACATTTGGGTAGGTGGAACTCTGCTTTGAATCTCTCATAACTTCTATATTGGTCATGTACTTCTTCAGTTTCCACCTTGACAGGATTAACGTGAATCCTATCATCAGTAAAGCACTCAAACCTATGGAGACAAGTATTACAATACTCAGAATCCCAAGTCCAAGTTCTTTTCATCGTTCTGTCATCTGTTGCTGTATATAAATACATAATCTTTCATTGGTGCGGGTGATAGGAGTCGAACCTACACGCATGTTACTGCACTACGTTCTAAGCGTAGGGTGTCTACCAGTTTCACCACACCCGCATGATGGGGAAGTACCAGTATTGCATGACGTTCATCAATTGCCTTTGTGTACCTTTTCATCGGCTGTACTCCACCCCGACTCGCTGGCGGGACTTGAACCCGCATTTACAGATCCACTTACGGTTAACAGTTTAGGAAACTGCCCCGACTACAGCGAGATAAAAGTAAGATTGGCTTACCTGGCACCCCTGCCGAGATTTGAACTCGGACTATTGGTTTAGAAGACCAATGTGTTCTCCAGTTACACTACAGGGGCAAATATTTTCCATTCGTTTTTATATTTTTCGTATTTACCACAATTATCATTAGCACGTTTATCAAGTTCTCTATGTGGATACAATGATACGTATATTGTGCTAATAGCTTCTATAGGAATAAAATACCACACATCCTCTGGTATTATATAACAACCAATAATATCAACATCATCTTTTGTGTATTTTACTTTTGTCTTACTCCCTTTACCAATTATTAGTCTGTAAGTTTTATTGTCACTATTCTTCAATTTTTGCTGGTATGACACACTTTTAATTTGCAATCTATTGAAAGTTCTATTACTTTCTATAATATAATCATATCCTACAGTATTAAAAGGAGTGGCTACAACAAGACCACGAAGCATCGCTTCATATAAAAACTTAGCTTGTGCCGTTTCTCCTTGTTTTAATGACATTTCATTCTCCTTGGACCCCCTGGCGAGACTCGAACTCGCAACAACCTTGGTTCGTAGCCAAGTGCTCTATTCCATTGAGCTACAGGGGGATGGTAGGAACGGAAGGACTCGAACCTTCAACCTTGGGGAAATCAGCCCCTAATACCGCTTATAAGACGGTTGCACTGCCAATTGTGCTACGTTCCCATCCTCCAATTATTGAAACATTCTCGTATCTTTCTAGGAGACCCCATTTTCCTAAGCTCATAGTAAAGACATGGGTCTGCAATTGTCACGTACCATTTAAGCGTATAACATTTAAATCTTAACTTACATTCGTTACACTTAACAACACCGTTACCATTACAAGAAAACGAAACAAAGTCATTATTCTTGTAGGAAAATGGATGTTCAGGAACATCATCGTAAATACGAATTTCTTTCTGCATGGTAGGGCTATGGGGGTTCGAACCCCAGTTCACACTTCGAGAGAGTGTTGTCCTTATTGTCCACTAGACGATAGCCCCATAGTCAGGGAGACGATAACTTATTTTAGTTAAGTCTCTCTATTGTTTTTCCTTCATCATTAAGAAGGTAAGTTGTACGATTTGTTAATACCAGAAATTCCTGACCATCCCTTTTTAGAGCACGAATCAAAAGTGCTACACCATCTTCAGCATCAAACCAGCGTGCATCCACTTCATAATCCTTGACACTAGCCTCATCTACGAAATCATAATGGACACGAGTTAATCCATCATAAAAAATCCAACCATTTAATTTGGCTTTACCTTTCTCGCTTTTTATCTTTACTATCATATTATCCTCCCTATCTATCTCCCTGACTAACGTGGCGGGTAGTATTTAAACTCAAATGTCTTTTTTAAGAGGAACTACCTATGCCATCTAAACCGACTATACAAGGACGAGTAGTAAATTCGTACCGCCTTTCGGCGGTTCTGTCCATAAATAGGAACTACTTATGTCCTTTGGTGCTTGCGAAGGGACTCGAACCCTTATTGTCTGGTTTAAGAGACCAGTGCTGTGCCAATTTAGCTACGCAAGCTTTGGTGAGGGAGCAGGAATTGAACCTACATCTTTACTCTAAAACGAGAGCAAGGGAAAACCGACATTCAACTTTAAAACCTATTGTTCTACCTTTGAACTATCCCCCACGTGGATGTGATGGGACTCGAACCCACACCGTTCGGTTTAAAAGACCGCTACTCTTCCATCGAGCTACACATCCTTATTGTAACATCCCTTGATTCCTAGTAAAAGTTACCGCATCTAATAGAGCTTCATTAGGAAACTCAGAATCATCTACTGACCAATTATAACCATGTTCCCAAAACCAGTCTACAGGATTAAATCCTTCCCAAGTTAAGTATAACCACAACTCTAACTTGAGACTCCACTTCTCTGAGTCATATTCAGGAAAAGTTAAATACTTACTAAAATCCTTCATACCTTACATTTCTCATAAAGTGGACAAGATTTACCAATACATTCCTCTCCTGTCCCACTTTTGATACACATTTGAAACCCCGCATATTCGAACTTTGATATTCCAACCAAAATAGCTGGTATTTCATCTACTCTAGTAGTAGCACAAGTGAACCTAAAGTTACACTCTTTACACTTGCGAGCGAAACCAGGTGGTTTTTGATATTTAGTGATTATACAAACACCACATGGACTTCCGCACTCATCACATTCTTCTATGCTTCCCCATTGCTGACTTTCTATAACATCATCTGTAACTTTATAGACTTGCACATTTCTACAGTTAGTACAACAACTCAATATGTAGTGCTTATACTTTGACTTCCTATTAACATAGTCGTTACTCACTGTCCTTAACATTATAGCATATGCCTTCCCGTATGTCAAGCCTTTTTTGTGGCGGAGAGGGAGAGATTCGAACTCTCGGTGGTATTACCCACACTACTTTAGCAAAGTAGCACAATAAGCCACTCTGACACCTCTCCATAGACTTACTCTCCTTACGGAGTCCCACCAATCTGCATAGCACCTAGACTTTCGTCATTCGTGTCGCATCCAGCTTTCGCTCGGTGTATGTGTATGCGAGTTTTACTCTCCCCACAGAGAACCAAAGCCCCTCAGTCTATTCCTACCCATCGCAAGGTTGAGCTTGGGGACGGATTCGAGCCGACATCTCCTTTCTTACCAAGAAAGAGCTTTACCGTGTTAAGCTACCCAAGCCTATCCCACTACTATAGAGTGGGACACTATCATCATTCGCCAGAGCTACTTTAATGTAGATGGCTAGATTGTTGCATTCAAACAATCTGGTAGAGGCGACAGGAGTTGAACCTGCTGAACACAGTTTGTAGGACTGTTGCTTTACCCTTTTAGCTACGCCTCTATTTATTCCAATCTAATACTATTGTTAACAAATACTTATAAACCCACTGTCTAAAGCGGACTCGTCTCCCTATTTTTCTCAAGTGGTGAAAGATTTTCTTGGGTTTCAAACTTGAACCCCAAAAGGGAGTTACAGTTTCTAGGGATACACTAAAATAAATTCGCAACAAGGTTCTCCAAAATAAACAGAATCACCGAACCTCACCTTAAATTAAAAAATCCCTAACCTGTTTGGTAGGGATGAGAAGAATCGAACTTCTGTTAGCAGTATATCAGACTGCCGTTCTGCCTTTGAACTACATCCCCATTTTAACCCCAACTTGTGCAGACTATGGCACAATCAGGTTGTTCCGAATTAAATAAATTATATTTATGTCGCTTAATCATCTATCTGCACCCACATTTATTAGAGAGATTCTTAACTCTCTACTATTATTATACCATACAAATAGCGAGTTGTCAAGCCTTTTTGATGGCTTTTTTAAAGAAATTTTAAAAATTATTTAAAATTAATCTTTCTTTTCTCTCTTAGTCACAATAGGTCTCTTGGTTGTCTCTTCCTGAGTTACATCATAGTCGGGTTCGTTTGGAACAACTTTAACCTTGTACCTATCATCAGGGTTTCTTTTGCGTGGTGCAAATTCTCTATTTATATCTTTTCCAGTCTGGTCTTTCATGCTATTCACCTAAAAAGTATGTCGTAAGGTCTTTCTTAGTATCAGGGTCTTTTATTTGAATAGTCTCAAATGGTCTTTGCTCATCCAAGAATGCCATAACACCATGTTCTGTGTTAACCACCATCTTGAATGCTTTTTTCATTCTACTAACTGAACCATCAGGATAGAATTTAACAGCATAAACTCCACTAATTTCAAACATCTTCCTCTCCTAATAAACATCTCCATTCTCTTGTATTTTAGTATCTTCATATGGAGAAACTTTTCTGCGATAGAATTCTCTACCTACACAATCTATTACTCCCATTGCTCTATTGAACATATAATAACCACCCATGCCATATAGAGCATTTAGGATTCTAGTTATCGTATAGTTAACTTCTCCATCCAAAGCACCCTCAGCGTGGCACTCTTTGATTCGTTGGAGCTTTTGTAGCAGAGAATCTATCTCTACGTCCACGAACTCTCGGAACTCTTGGTTTACGTAGGGCATCCTTCCTCTCCTTTCTCAACCTACGAAGCTTTGCTTCTCTTTGCTTTCTACGTCTCTTTGTAGATGGTTTTTCATAGAACTCATGCTTCTTCAAGTCTCTCAGGACTCCTGAAGCTTGAACAAGACGATGAAACCTAGCAAGCATAGAGCTTATTGCTCCTACCTTGTCTCCCCTGCGGTATAGGTCTTCTTCTAATTTATTTATTTTAACTTGAACCATTAACCATTCCATTCCACAATAACAAATCTGTCATCCAGATATGTACTACAGATGGGTTTTACCTCAGTTTCCCAATCACGTCTACCATTATCACAGCCAGGTCTTACCATATAAAACTTGCCATGCTTACGTGGTGGAATATCTGCCCAAGCAACAAGCTGTTGCAGAGACTTTGCGATAAGATTAAGGTCTGCTTTATCTTTCCAATGATGTTTAACAGGTAGGGTAATTATTTTCAAATCATCAAAAATATTAACCTTATTCCCACCAACATTTAGTGCATTACCAAGTTTGTACGGTAAATCGGGGAATTTGTCAGCCGCTTGTTTAGCTACACCACGACCCATGACGCAAGCTCCGTCTTTCCTAACGTCCCCATTAGTAGTAATAACTACCCATCTACCAACTTCGTGCTGTTCCCAAATATTTCCAAATATTTCTTGCATTTTCTACTCCAATGTTAAAGTCTCCCACTCAACTTTCCCCTCTTTAATCAACTTCTTCAATTTGTTTTGAAGTGGGGTTGTTGAACTTGAACCTTTTTTGACTTCGACTAAAACTATTTTTTCTGGTTTACCAGTAGACATACCTTCGAACACAACATAATCTATTGGTGAACCTAAGAACCTAGCCTCACTAGGAGTATGTGTCCACTCAGGAAAGTGTGGGACTAATTGTTCAAACACTTGTCCTTCAATCACTGAACGACTCCTCTTAACTGCATCTATTCGTTGCTCTCTTATATCAATTTGATGTTGTTTCTCGGCTATCCTTGATTTTGCCACTTCACGAACATACATGACTGCAAAATAAGCCACCAATCCGAATGCCAAACAGAGAGCTATTATCGTACCTACTGTTCCAAACATAATTATCCTCTGTAAACTAACGCTGGTTTATCTGTACTTTTCAATACAGCACAGAAGCTTTTCCAGTTTAGTTCAACCTCGTCTCTTTCAGTATAACATACAAATCTGAGACCACACCCATCACAATGTGTAGCATCGCAATCGTATAGGTCTTCATCTTCATATTTATTCTCTACCTTTAATCGCATATGACCTCCAAAAGTTTAGCTCCAGCATGGGTCATAGCATACCCATCTTTACTCTTCCAAACATTATAACCAACCTTCTCAACTGGTTCATCTGTAAACCAAGGGTCTCCCGAAGATACATAGGTTCTTATAGGTTTACCGATTTGGGTCATCCGAAAAATATCAAGTTCCTCATTATCCCTTACTTGTTTGTGATTAGTCATAGATAAGTTCGTAAAATCAAGTTCATCATCATCAAAAAAGTAAATTTTGATTATGTCGAAATCACCCTGATTTGGAATGGTCTGAACAAACTGTTGCCTAGTCTTTAGGTCAACGTCACAATTATTTATTTTTATAGTAATCTTACCCCAAGGAGATTCAGCCACGAAATCGGCGAAGTCACTTTTAACCAAATTGAACCTATTCACACATGCAATAATATCTTCGCTATTGTGAAATTGGTACTGAATCGGAAGCTTTGACTCTGTTACATGGTCTGTCCATACCATGCTACGCATAATGTCCGATTCTGGTTCTGGAAATTGGAATTGGTTCAATAAATTAACTGTAAATATATTAACCTTATCAATCCACTCTTCGCCAATATTGGGTAACTTTTTAAATCTAAAACCAGGATGTGAAGCGAACTCAAAATGCTCCCAATCATACCAATATTCCTTCGGTTTGCCCCATTGAAATAATCCAAATCCCGACTCGTCTATCTTGGTGATGTATCCATGAGTGTAATCCTCACGAAATCCCACCACAATCTGCTCACCTTTATGAAATAATGTGTTGAACCGTTTATAGTTAGACTGTGATAGCTTGTTCATTTACTCCTCTCCTATGCCGATTAACATTATTGGAATTAACATTAACCACATCCAATGCAAATTGTGGAATCTCAGGTAGGACTATATACTTATTTTTCGCTACTTGTTCTTTCCAAATTAGCGAGTCATCTTTAGGATAGTCTTTATTCCACCCTCTTGCTTCTACTTCCTTCCTGACCTTCTTGTTAAGAGGATAAACGTAACGATACATTTTACCTCTTATTCTCCTTATTCCTTTCTTTTTCATGAACTCAGGAGTTAGCCAGAATACCATATCCTTACCCACAAATTCGGCGTTTTCTTTACATAGTTGTCTTGTGGTTCTAGGATGAATCTTTTCTCCATCCGCTCCGATATAGACATCAGTCCAGAAGAATCCACCATAGTAGAAGTTACTAGCTTGATAAACATACCCTATCTTACCAACAATACCATCCGCTAATGTATAAAGTAACTTCTTATCGGTGTTCTCTTTCATCCACTTAATCAAGAGGGAAATGTACTGACTTTCTGTATTGCGTGGCATTTTATCATGAACACATAATTTGCCAAGTTCATAATAGTCTTGAGTTGTATACCCAGGGAACAGTTTATTTATAGTAGCTAACGGTTGAGTTCCCCATCCTAAAGTAACAACCCCAACAAACTCATCATCGTTAAATAACCCTAAATAATGCTTGGTTAATCTTGGCATTACTTTTGAATAGTGGTGAGCCTGAGTAAAGTCAATACATTCGACACTATCATATTCTCTTATACTAAACACTATCCAAATATTCCTTTATAATGTCCCCATGACAAGTTTGTGGTTTACAGAAGCAACCTAATCTCTTACCCTTCAAACGGGAAACCATGAGTTTAAACATGGGGTCTTCAAGTCTGCCTTTGAAGTAACTTCTATATTTCTCTATCACTTCTTCCCTTGTACCATCCTCACCTATCTTGAACGGGTTGCCAAAAGGAGAACCACGACCAATATAGATATAGTTCTTCTCTTTACATTTGTAGATATTAACTATTTCCGTTCCGTTGCACATATAAACCTTTTCTTACACTCCTTACAGAAGTCATAAAAACCACATCTGTGAGGTTCACCAATCACTTCTCCACGTCCACAAACTGTATACCTGATGAACTGTTTCTCAGTATCACCAAAAGTAGTAACTTCAACTTCTTCTTTAATACAATTATAACACACTTCGAACTGATTGTCAAGCCCCATTTAGACTAAACCATCTTTAATCCTCTGAATTCGTGGTAAACACCAACGTTCCTTCCAATGAGCAGACAACTCCTCAAATGTTTCGTGAGCATATGGTATCAACTCATCTGTTTCTCCCCTGAGAAATTCCCTAGAGTTCTCTGATAATGGGATAAAATAGACTCCTCTTTGGTTCTCAGTTTGCTGGATGTCCCAATATTTTGTAAGCTTCTGGAATCCCTTAACAACTCCATACGCCTCTCTAACTGAACCGTCCTCATTATAATAGATTTCAGAATGCTTTCCCTTATCCCGCTTATAATCCTCACGCATTTTGTCTTTAACTTCAAGAGGAACTAAAGCAATACTATGCCCCTTAGTTAACCCCAAATATTCATAACCCTTTAACCTATTATATACAGATGACTTACCAAATAAGCTCGTACAAGTCATTGCGGCTAATTTGTGTCCATATTTCTGTTCAAAATAATCCTGAATCTCTCTACTCTCGACTGAGAGAGCACATAACTTACCTGTCAAATATTGAGACATGGGTGGAGTGCTAACACAAAGGTGAACATTCATCAGATACTTCATCCTATCCCATTTATCTTTAGTAGTCCATCCAATATGCTTATCCCTAATCGGAATGGTCAAATCAGACATTAGAACTACCATACCTATGATATAGTCCGTTGTCTTATCTCTTACCAAAAAATGGACTCTCCTACCAACCGCACCAGAAAAAGCGAAACTGCTCACCGTCATCCTGCCATAAAATAGTAAATCTAACAGTTCTTTTTTACCGTCTGCCATCTGGATATAAGGTTGGATGTCCTCTATTTTTGGTTCATTAGCTTGAATTTCATCCCACTTTGGTTTTATTTTGCTTAACCTATCTGCATATTTTACTAGATAAGGTTGCTGTGCTTCAATTAACTTAGCTCGTAGCTCTTCTTTCGTAAATGTCAAGACATCCTCTCCTGCTCTTCCTGTGGTAAATCAGCCTTTAGTCCAACCTTGATATTAGGTTTTCTTTTTCTACCCGTTATCCCTCTGGACTCCGTTGTGTGAAAACCTGGACCTTTATAAATAGGAGTAAAGGTACTAAATAGTTTGCGTAAAGCGTCTTTACCACACGCAGGACAAGTTACACAAGGTTCATCATAAAACCCCTGTCTGACTTCAATTTTGTGTTCACACTCATCACATTTATACTCATAAATCGGCATTATTTCTGCATATCCTTCGGTTTTCTTCGTTGTGTATAACATTTGAATCGGTAAGGACATGTCTCACAAGTTTCATGTTTACCGCACTCAAAGATAATATCGTATTCTCCCTTAACCTTCAGCCACTCTTTACATCCCATCATATGTTCTATGAGGCACTCATAACAAAAGTATTTATGACAACCCCAACACTCACGTATTGTAGTTATCTTATGGCAACCCGCACACTTAACTGTAGTAGCACCAAAGATGTCACCTAAATCACCAGGTCTTCTGAATCTATCCCTGGCAACTAAGCCTTTTCTTGCTGAATCAGGAGAAAGAAAGTGTCTTTCAAATGTATCATAGTCAAAGATTGGTGGGTCACCTGTTGCCATTACCACTCCTTCTTTGCTTTAGGAAACCACTTCTCAAAGTCTTTCTGAGCCTTAGCCATCTCTTCATTCCACTTTTTCATGCTTGGGTGGTCATCACTAATCACTGTAATCTCGTTTAACCAGTTATCGTTATAAGTCCATTTACCCCAAAACCACCAATGTAATTTCCAGTAGACATCTTCTGTAATCCAAGCTCTTAGTTTATCCCAAACAATCTTGCGTAGTGGTACAAAGAAAGCCGCATCACGTTCGGTAGCATCGCTTGTCCACGCAAAGTGGGGGCAATGTTTAGTCCTACCGTTGCCTAGGCAGAACGGAGAAGGTACGTTTCTCCCACAAGGGTTATTACCATTCTCATCTTCCTTTCCAAAGCAATGACCTTCAACAACTACATAAGTCCAATGTTTCATCGTCTACTCCTAAAATAATATGGGTCATCCATTCCTGCTAGTCCTTGAAACTGACCGATTAAATCATCATAAGAACCTACCTCACACCCCCATTTGTCGAAACAGGGGATGTTGGGGAAATCTTCAGGGTAGTAAGCTAATCTAGTATTCTCTCGTATCTCAGAAATTACACCATTCTTAACACGAACAAAACCATTTTCACGGAGAAGAACAATGTACTCTGGTAAACCAAAATCGGGAACTGCATCACCAATTTTCTTAGTGACCATTTCACAGTTCCAAAGCTTTACCTGACTGCCTTTCGGTAGCATATCATAAACACCCATCTTTACCTCACTATTTCAAAGTAAGTAGACTTTTACCAAGTTCTTTTCGCATTGAGTTGACTTCATCAAGAAGTTCTTGCAGTAGTATTTCCCCACGTAGAAGTTGTTCTTCTGGTGGTACTGCAAGCAAGATTCCATCATTTATTGCCCAATTTTGATACTCTTCCCAAAGAGCTTTATATGCCGCTTCATAAGTAGCAGTTTCAAGAGCAGTTACACCAATGGTATTCTTCTTCTCATAGTAAGGGTCACTTAAAGCTTTACTAGCTTCGTAATATTCTTTGTCTTTTACTTCTTTTGCCGCAACTTGTTCCTCAGTTAAAGATTGATTAACTTCATACAATATTTCCATTTTACCTCCATTTTGGTAGCGGGAATGGGATTCGAACCCATGTTCTTCTCCTTATGAGGAAGATGACTTAGACCGCTTGTCCATCCCGCCCTAAAGTTCTGTGCTTCCCACATTTGCATCTTTGGTGTTTCCATCCCCGACTATCAATTACAATCGTATGATAACGATGGTGGTGTTTTTTAGGAGTTACCATCCACCAATAAGAACACTCTGCCATCGGAATTTGGCACTTATCACAGTTACCTGGCTCTGGACAGATGTTGTCTGGTTCATATTGCTCACAAGGTTTCTTTACCATTGGACACCAAAATAACAAAAAATCGGTTGTCCTTCTCGTACCTTGCCTTTACGGTAGCAACATCTTTGGTCTCTTCTATAACCCTATGTAAGAGATTACTCCCAATCTCAGGGTGTGTAAATTCCCTACCACGAAAGAAAATCTGAATCTTGACCTCATTTCGAGGTAAAAGTCTTCTTACTGCACGAAGTTTAGTTTGGAAGTCATGTTCAGCTATTTTGGGTCTTATTTGAATCTCTTTGACCTTTTTTGCCACCTAAATTCTTTACCATCCTATCATATAAGACACAAGTTAGTGCCTCTTGAGAATACAGAGCAACATCTTCATGCAGATACTCAATAGTCACTAGCTTATCTTTTTCTGTAAGTGTAGGTAGTGCTGTTCCTACTGCATCTGCACCAAAGCAATATAGCACGTCTCCTTGCGGATGTTTAAAATCATGCAAGAATTCATACTTAACATTCCCTGGAATTACTC